GCGCCTACCGGGAGCGTTTCGGGGGTAGCCAGGGGGTTCCCCCACCCCCCTCGTCGTTTCCGCAGGTCAACTCGCCATTCGCCGGGGTGACCAGCCCACACGGTCGCTCTTGACCGAGTTGCACAGGAAGCACGCGCACCGGCAGTTCGCGGGCTCGTGCGACCCACCTCGACTCAATGGCAGGACGTGGTCGATGGTCGGCGCCCTCGGGTGTGGCACCTGCTGCGTGGGGTCCGTCATTTCGCCGCAGAGGTGGCAGCGGTAGCCGTCACGCTCAAAGATCTCCCGGCGGCGCACTCTGGACGACGTTGTCACTCCGGCCTCACGAGCGCGCCTGCGTTCGCTACGAGCGCGCTCGGCGCATCGCTTCGAGCAGTACCGTGCGCGTACTCCTGCCACGAACCATTCGCCACAACTCGCGCACAACCCAGACGTCCACGTCCTATGCGTCGCACGCACGACACCATCGCCCGTGTAGAGCACGGGCAGTCTGCGCTGGATGGACGACTGTCGGTTCGCTTCATGCGCTGCCCGATTCCTGACGGCGAACTGGCACTCGACCGAGCACAACGCCTGACCCTTGCGCTTGGCATCGAATGTCCGCCCACAAACCCCGCACGTCTCGGGGTAGCTGCGCATCCTGCGCTTCTCTCGCCACGCGCCGTGCTCTTCGCGGTAGCGCTTGTCTCGATCGAGTTGAAGCCTCGAGTTCCTGGCGCGCTTACAGTCGTCCGAGCAAGTGAGTCGCCGTCGTCCGCGTCTCGCTGGCCGCACAAAGTCAGACCCGCACTGCTCGCAGACTGCTGTCATCTATCTCTCCAGGAATTGCGAGCAGCCCCGCCACCTGGAGATGCGGGGCTGCTCTTACCTCGGGGATCAGCCGAGGATGGTTCTATCTAGCCGCGCGGCTTGTGGCCTTGTGCGCGATGTCCTTCGCGGGAGGACTTACGGTTGTGGCAGTGCCAGCAGGCGGCCTGGCCATTGGCAAGGCTGAGTTCGTCGCCACCGAAAGCGACTGGGTGAACATGGTCCGCCGTGTCTGCTCCGCCCGTGCATCCGGGGAGCTGGATCATGCAGCAACCGTCGCGCTCTCGCACAGCTTTGGACCAAGCTTTGTGTGCCGCAGTGGTTGTGCGCCGAGCACCATTACCCCAGCGGTGTGTGGTGTGTTGGGGGCATGTGCCGGTTGTGGTGAGTGTGGTGCAGCCTGCGTGTCGGCAGACCTTAGGCGCGCGTGGCATCAGATTGGTTGGGTGTCGGTGGTCCAGGTGTCGCGTGTTCCGTGTTGCCATGCGACGCGGCCTGGTGGTCGTGGTTGGTTGTCGTTTCTGGTGGCGATCATTGGCGTCTCGTCTGCGTGATCGATGAGGCTGGGCCATGTGTAGGCGATGGTGTGGCTTTGGTGGCGTGCCCATGCGCTGATTGCTTCGTCGATGGGTTTGCCGTTGGGCAGTTGGTTGAGCATGTGTGGTACGAGGTCGGCGTGTATGGCGATTCCGACTGCGTGGAGTAGTCGTCGGCAGGTGAGCCAGTGTGCTGTGGTGTCAGCGGCTTTGGCGATGCGTTGTTGGTATTCGCGGGGTCGTTCTCGCCCGAGGTAGAGGCTGACCACTGGGCTGGGTGCCACTGCTAGCGCTGCGTCGAGCTGGTCGCGGAAGTTGTTGCACGGTATGGCGTCGTCTTCGAGGACCACGAGCCAGTCTGTGTTGTGGCGGGTGAGGTGTTGCCACACTTTGCGGTGGTTGGTTTCGCATCCGAGTGTGCCGTTGTCGATGCTCATGTATGCGGCGCCCACGGTTTCCATGAGCCGGTGTGCTTGTTCGGCGCGTTTGGTGTGGGCCACGATGCCGATGGTGTGGGTCATCGTGGCCTTATGCGTGTGGTTTTTACGGCGACGGTGGTGTGTGGTGTGAGTCGTGGTGTGATGCTGCCGTAGTCGTATTCGGGGTCGATGGCGATGGAGCATCTGACCCAGCCGCTGGATTGGATTTTCTCGACGGTGCCTTCGTGTTCGAGTCCGTCGAAGTCGACCCATACGTTGTCGCCGGGTTTCATGCTCCGCTCCATTGTCATTTGTGCCGCCACCATTCGTCGGGGTGTTGGACGATGCCGATCATGGTTCGTCCCAGTAGGGTCCGGGGCACGACGGCCATGGTCCGTTCCAGTGCACGCCGTCTGGGCCGAGTCCGGGCCAGGCGGGTTCGACACCGGCGGCGCGTGCGCCGTAGAGGTCATAGGAGCGGTTTCCGGTCGCGAGTGTGAGGTTCTCGAAATCGATGAGCAGCACGCCGCGGTCGGGGTGTACGACGACGTTGATCAGGCAGGGGTCGCAGTGCCACCAGCCGGCGGCGTGGATGGCGGCGAGCAGATCCCACAGCGGCTCGGCGTAGCGCCGGGACCAGTTGGGGTGGATGTTGAGGATCGGGGTGCAGCGTTCGACTTCGATCCACATGGGCCCGAAGTCGATGAGTTTGGGCGTGGCCCATGGCATCGTGCGGTATGCCTGTAGTTCTTTCTCCCAGGCGATCTGCTTGGTGAACTGCTTGTGCACGGTGCGTCGGTGGATCGTGACCATGGGCCTCGCGACCATTGTTACTTGTGCCTCCACCATGACCAGGCGTTGCGTTCGTTGGCCTTGAAGACCGTCACCACCTGGGGTCCGTGGATGAGTTGGTCGGCGTGTTTGGTATAGGCAACGTAGTTGAGTGTCGCCATGTCGCCGATGATTGTTCCCGGGGCGTCGTCTTTGTGCCAGACGCGCCGAAGTTGGTCTTCGTGGTCGGCGGCCATGTCGTGTGCGAATGCCATGACGGTTTCCCGGTCGCCGCCCACGATCCCCGCGTTCAGTAGGGTGCGGTCGGCGTGGGTGTCGATGAACTCTTGCAGGTGTGTGGCTTTGTGGTTGTTGCGCATCCAGTCGATCCCCACAACGGCGGGTTCGTGCCCGATGTACAGCTTCCCGGGTTGCATGTGTTCCCACGGAGGGGTGAGCATTTCGACGTCGGTGCCGTCTACGCACCACACCCATTTGACGTCGGGGTTGGCGCGGAGCCATTGGTAGTACAGGTACCAGCGCGCGAAGTATGGGTTATCGACTGGGCTTGTAACTCGCTCGAATGACGCCTTCGGGTGGGTGAGTGGGTTGTCGCACAGCACAACGGTTTCACCTCCAGTGATGGAGGTGATCAACGTTTCGAGCAGTTTGACGTCGGGCCGCATGCGTGTGCCGCGTTGCGGGTCGGGCTTGTTCGACAGCAGGCAGGTGAGCACCACATGCCGGTCGGGTTCCACGATGGGGATGTAGTGGCTGCTGGTGTAGTGGTGCCGCCAGTACAACTCGGCATTGCGGGCGGCGACGGCTTTGCGTTCCTCGGTCGGGACGGAACGCTTTACTTCCAGGTGCTCGTCCATGGAGTGGATGAGCTTGTTGGATCCGCAGACGTCGCCGTAGCGGAACGAGGTGAGTCCGGCGTTGTAGATGCGATCGGACCACGATGGGTGTTCCCATCCCCAGCCGCCGAATTCAGGGTCGAGTCCGCCGACGCGTTCGATGACGCTGCGGTGTGCGTAGATCATGCAGCCACGCGCCCCGGACAGGGCGAAGTGTTGGCCGTCGTCGTAGACCTTCGTGACGTCGTTGAGTTTCCGTCCGCCGGCGAGGTCGATGAACTGGTACATCAGGTGCGGCTCGGGTGAGTCGATGTAGGGCTGAAACCAGTTGTCGGCGATCGGGTAGCAGTCGTCGTCGAACAGGAAGATGTGTTCGCAGCCGTTGAGGAGTTCGAGGCATTTGTTTTTGGCTCGGGCAATGCCTGCGCGTTGAGTGAATCGGTAGGTCGCTGCTGGGTATGGTTCGTCGCTGGCGTCGTCGACGATGACGAGTTTGGCGTTGGGTGTGTGGCGGCGAATTTTGGCGATTGTCTCGTCGGCGATGGTGTTCCGGTTGCGGGTGGTGACTCCGATTCCGATTGGAGTTCCGTTGGTGGTTTCGGGAACGTATCGGGTTCCGTTGATCACGACGTCGGTCATGTGTGGGCTCAGTTCGTCACTCGTACCATTCGCCGCAGTCTGGGCAGTCGGCGTCGCCGCAGTAGCAGATGTTGCGGTCTGTGGTTCGTCCGGTTTTGCGTTCGCGGTGCCGGTTTCGGTGCGGCTGGGCGGCGTTGGATCTGCGCAGCTCCTGGCGGGCGCGGGCTGCCTCATCCATTGGTGCAGTCCATCGTCCAGCCGTTCTTGCGTGTGGTCACGCGGATTGTGGTGTCCTCGTGTTTCGCCCCGGCCATCGCGAGGGTGGCCGTCTTCGCTAGCGCGGCCATGATCGGCAGCATCCAAGGCTCGTTGGGTCCAGCTTTCTGGACCGCTTGAACATCAGGTGGCGTGGTGGTCCACTGGCCGGGATCGGCGTGCATGAGCACTTTCCCGTCAACTTCGATGTGGATCACTGTTCGACCGCTTTCCGCAAGGCTCGTTTGGGAACGATGACGTCGTTGCTTGTTTTGTCGATGGTGATCGACAGCACGGGCGGGGCTGTGGGTGTGGTTCGGATGTTGATGACGCGGTGCCCGGTCGGTGCGTCGGCCGCTTTCTGGCGCAGCTGTTCTGCTTCTTCGCGTGTGAGGATCACATAGTTTTGTGTGATCGCCGCGGCGAGTGCTTCCGCGACCAGTTTCGGGGTATCGAGGTGCGGTAGACCTGCTTCTTCAGCGAACTGGCCGGCGAGTTCCGGGGGGACACTGATAGGTCGTAGTCCCGGCAGGAGGATCGGGAAGGGTTTGGTGTTTTCGTCGCCGGGGTGAACCAGGTTGTTCAGCGTGCGGTTAAGGAAGTCCGTGAGGTCTGTGAGGCTGCTCATTTGGGATATTCGCCTGCGAGGCCGTCACTGATTCTGTCGGCACACCCTTCGCCACCGATCTCGTCGCGGACGTCGACCGGGGCGGTCATAGGAGACCGAACCTGTTCCGCAAGCAGATGAGGTCCGTCTCCATCTTGGTGTTCTGCAACCGCATGTACCGCAGCTCACGAACCACCGTGTAGTGATGGAAAACAAGGAACGCCAACAACCCCAGCAGTGATGCATGGGCGCCGGTCATTCTTCGGCCTCCTTGGACTCCACACACATGAACCCGGCGTTCTCCATCGTTCCTGCACCGTCCTGCAGATTGATTCGCCACGAGTCAGGATCGATATCGTTGGGGACTCGGCATGCTTTGCCGCAGGGTGCGAAACGGACACGATCGCAGGTGTCGCAAATGCGGAGGTGTTTGAGCGGCATCAGACGTCCGCCTCATACGTGGCTTCCATGTACTGCGCGTCCTGCGAATCAGGCAGCGAGTACGGAACCACGTTATTGACGACAGTGGACGGGCCTTTGACGCCACGTGCGTCGAGTTCCTGCGCGATGATCGCGCGGATGCCATCCATGAAGGTCTCGGCGAAGGCTTCGCCAGCTGCGGTGAAATCGATCGGGTCGCTGTCCGGCATGAGGTACTACTTCTCCTGGCTGGTGGAGCGGGGTAAACGGTCAACCAACTGGTTGAGTATGCGTTCAGCGGCGGCGATGATGTCCGGGTTGCCTGCCTGCCGTGCGAGTTTCAGGTTGAGGTGCGCGCCTTGGATGCGTTCGGTGAGCGTGCGGGGTGCGGGGAAGGTGCTCATGGTTGGCCTCCCCGGGAATGAATAAAAGCCCGAACCTGTGGAGGTCTTCGGGCTTTGGGCACACTTCACTTGCCGACCCAATGATGGCATATGAATCTGCATGTCGCAAGCAAGCTAGGGGATGTGGGGTTATCTGAGGTCGTCTGCGGCTGTATCCGCTTGTGTGTTCTTGGGCGTCGTGTCGTAATCGGACGCAATCGCCCTGCCGGCGTACCTGCTTAGGACGGGGCATTCCTGGGGTTGATGTATGGCCAGGCAGTAAGGGCACGAGTGGTCCTCAACGAACGGCCCGTAGCGCTCGTCGGGAATCAAGGCGAATGTCGACGCATCATCCTGCGGCCTGGTGCGTATCCACCCGCCGTAGTCATGGTGCCACCGGGCGTTGAACCTATCGCGCCAAGCTCGATCGCGGTGTTCAGAGCTCAAATGCGGGATGTCGGTCCCTTGCGTTGAGGCCTTCATAGTCATTCCCTCCCTGCGGTTCTCGGTAATAGGAAACATGTGCGCGCTGTAGTAACTGCGGACCACCAGGCCGGATGGCGAACGGTCATCGATTCAACCCCTGATAAGCTACGAGGTTGGCGTGTCTCATTCGAGGACTCCTGCGGGTAGTTCGTAGCCCAGAACGTTGGCGAGGTGCTGGAACAGTTGCGGTCCCCATTCGTGGTGGCAGTTTTGGCAGACGCATCCTGATGGGCCGATTTGGAGTGCGGGTTGTCGGACGGTTTCGCCGGCTGAGTTCTTCCGGTACACGATGGCGGTGTCGCAGGCTGGGCACGGGTTTGGGAGTGACCATTTCGGTGGCGGGTTGAGCATCGTTTTGATGGATTCGCACCAGGCTTCGATCCTTCCGGAGATTTGTTCGATGCCGTGGGCGTCTTGGGGCCGCCATGGGCGTCGTTCCAATAGTTGGAGGCGTAGCACCGTTAGTGGTGTGTGTTCGCGGGTGAGGTCGCGTTGTGGAACGGGGTATGGGGGTCCGAACACCCAGTAGCTTGAGGGTTCCCATGCTGCGACGGTGGCGTCGATTTCGGTTTTGAGTTCGACGGCATCGATGCAGAGGGGTGGTGAGGATTGCGGAATGCGGGAGGCGTTGCCTTGGGAGCCGGGGATTTCTTCGGTGAGTTGGTCGTAGAGGGAGTCGCGCCATCTGGTGGCACCTTCGGTGTATTCGGGTTTTGGGTCGATGAGCGCGGAGATGGCGTTTCCGAGTCTGGTTTTGGCGGCGGGGAGGTTGCCATCCTCTGCTGGTTGGGTCATAGGGTTTCCTGAAGTTCGTCGGGTGTCCACATGTTCAAGCAGTTGAGGCATTTCACCAATCCGTCGTATTCGAGTGCGAGCAGGATCATTTCGCAGGAGGGGCATCGTTCGCCGGGGATGAGCCTGGGGATTCGGGAGATCTGTTCTTCGATCTCGTCCATGCGGTTTTCGCGGTCTTCAACAGTCGGAGCGTCGCTTGTGATGGCGTCCGGGGCCTGGAATTTTATTGGCGTCGGGACTGATTGGTCGTCGGGATATTGACTTGGGTCGAAGCTCTCCCTTGTTGTGGACTACGTGCGCGACGTTGTATCGCGGCATCTCCGATTGAATCGCTGCTACCTCTGCGGTTTCGAGCTCAGCGCGGGTGGCGAAGTGTTGCATCGTGGAGCGGGCGACTGATTTGAACCATGCTTTGTCGGCGTGGTGTTGGTTGAATCGGCTTCTCGGGTTGTTTGTGATTCCGATGTAGAGAAGATCGTCTTCCGCGTTGTAGAAGCGGTAAAGAATATGAGGTTTGTCGCTCATGGGCACCTCCAAGATTCGGATTTTACCTTGGTGTTCAGCGTTTGTTGGGGTTCATGTGTTTGGGTTTTGTGGGTGTTTCCGCATGGGCGTCGGATGTCGATCGGCTTGGTCACTTCTCAGGCCTCCTAGCTTCGTTGGGTTCAGACTGCACAACCGACCCGACATCGCTGGGCAATTCGGTGTTGACCTCTACCCACCACAGTCCAGGCTGCCCAGGTACAGCCTCGCGGCGGACGAGAATGCCGCCGCTATGCGACTGGAACTCAAGCGCATCCTCTAGGCTGTCGTGCTCCTGGATCCACTCGCCCCCGTCTGGACGCGGTTGCTTCAGTGCGTAGACGCTCATTTGTGGTGTCCTTTGCAGTCGGTGGAATGCTCGGTGCGGGGCTGGAAACACGCCGGACAAACAGGGCTCTCGGTGAGGAACCGGGCCTGGGAAGCGAGAATCACAGACAGGCTCAAGGCTGGTCCTCCAGTTTCGGCATAGGCCAAGGGCGGACCGATCGGTCACGAGGGCACAGCTCCGCGTCCTCCAGTGAGGTGTGCGCCCACGCCAATTCCTCGCGGGCGTTCGGGTAGATCCGGCTCATCGGTTCCCCGCAGTCCATGCAGGGGAGGCGAAGGTTGCTCATTGTTGGTCCTTTTCGGCTAGTAGTTGGGCGATAGCGATCAGAGCGTGAGTGGTCGCGGACTCGTATGCGGCTTGGCGGGCTTCTTCCCGCGCGAACTCGATGTGCTCGACGGGGGTTTCAGGTGTTTTCGGCATCAGAACGGCGGAAACCATGCCTCAACGAGGACGTCGAACGCGGCGTCAGCCATCCGCCGCCACGCGTCCTTCTCCTGCTCCGTGAGGGTGTTCCAGGGGAACATGCGGCCGGAGCTGGTGGTTTCGCAGATGGCTTGCGCGGCCCGCTCAACCAGAGCTGCACGCGAGCGGATCGGCAGCGCGTCGAGTTGTTCGACGGTCTCGACCACCTTGGGGCGCAGACGCTCAACCTCGGCTACCAATTCGGCGAGCAGCCGGTAGGACCGGCCCGGTGCGACCGCGACCCGAGACCCCTTCGCCACTTCGTAGTCGACCAGCGCAGCCTTGGCGCGCTCAACAACATCACTCATGCTTCCTCCCCGGGGTTCTGGTAGTGGTCAGGCATCGGATCACGCAGTGTTGTCGCCAGGTGATAACAGTCCGGATCAGTCTTCGTCCCGTCCTGGTTGGCGTGGCACAGATACACCGTCCGCATCCGATCCGGAGCGACGAAGTAAGTCCACGACCCGAATACGGAATCCGCGCGGCCGCATCGGGCGCACCGCCTGCCGTCGCTCATGCTTCCTCCCCAACCAATTTGCGCAGCCGCTCAACCTCGGCCACCAGCTCAGGGATGAGAGTGCGGGCAGAGGCTATGAACTCAGCCACTGGGAGGTCTTCGCAGTGAGCCACCCATCCGCCGTTTGGACTGTCCACGTCGTACCACTCATCCGCCGAGTCATAGTGGTGGGCTTCGTGAATAATCGGTTCACCATCTTCGGAGTCGATGGTCCACGGCCCATCTCCGATACTTTCCAGCGCGGCTTTTGCGCGGGTTACCGGGTCGCTCATGCTTCCTCCCCTGTAGCCCGGATGACGAACAGCCACCGGCGGGCCTGCCGCGCCCAGTCGGACCTAGCCTCTTCAGATAACCGATCCCAGCGGGAACCGTCGCAGCCCGACCAGACCCACGCGTCGTAATAGGCGCGGGCAAGCCTCCGGGCCTCTTCCCTGGTCACCCCCAGATCAGCCATGGTGTTCCTTCCCTGCAGCCACAACCGCAGCAGCAGCGGCCCGCTTCGATTCCGCCACCGCTGCGAGAATTCCCGCAGCGAATTCCTCAATGGCGGCGGTCCCCCATACCGCGCCGAACAAGTGGATCTCTCCGTCGGCGAACACTGACACGTCGCCGAACGCGTAATCCTTGCGGCCGTTTTCAAACTCGTCGCCCGTTGCCTCAAAGTACGGTTCGGGTAGTTGGATTACCGCAACGCCCGGAAGAGACGCGATGATCTCGGCGTGATGCGTTGCGGTTATTTCACCGCACAGCACGTCCCAGTTGACCCCCTTGAACGGGACGGAGTCGGTCTCGAACTCGCACGCGGAGCAGCTCCCCCACTGAGAGCTTTCGGTGGCCGACGACACCGAGCAGCGCTCTATCCTGTGCGCCTTCAGGGCTTCTGTGAGTACTGCACGCAACTCGGGGTTGTTCATTCGTCGCCTTTCGGTTCTCGGTTTCTGTCTGTGAGCCGCCCGAAGTGGATGACCCGACCGGGCAGCGGCTTCCCCGGCAAAATCGTGTTGCTGCAGGGTTTGCCTTTAGGGGCTTTGCAGATGTCACACGACCGCGCAGCCTGGGCGGCCTGGACACGAGGATCATCCGCATACGACACAAACATCGTCATCGGTCTTCATCTCCCAGAGGCCGCTCCCACAACGACTCTGGAGGCAGCGAGAAACCCAGCAGCACCATGGCCTCACGCGCTCGACGCTGGCAGTCCAGATGCCAACCCGTGTCATTGACGTATCCGACGCACGGAAGTGGACACGCAAGCTTTGAAAGGACCGCGTAGACCGTGATCGGGTCATAGCGCTCGATGGCGCTGAGCTGATCGAGAAGGTTGTCGTGTTGCTTCTCGAACTGCTCCAGAATCCCGCGGATGTCTGGTTTGGCGTGATGTTTACCCATTGCGTTCGTCTCCTGGTGTTGATTGCGGGGGCTGTGCGCCACGTGGAGCGACTTTCAGGGCCTCCGTGGTGTCACCGGACCCAGACGCGGCAGAACGGCTGTCAGCGGTCCTGTGCGGATGAGCCGGAAACGCCTCCAACACCTTCACCACACGCCCCTTCTCATCCCGCACCACACACGCCTCACCCGGCTCTGCCAAGCAGTCACGGCACCGCACCCGCAACGCCTCCTGATGAACCGTCGTCCCACGCCAATCCCTCACAGGAGTGCCCGATTCCCTTGCCGGCCGAGCGGAGCGAAGGCCGAAATCTCCACCATTTGAGGGAAATTCGTTCTACCCCCCTGCGCGCGATACCCAACGTAAGGTTCATTACCAAGGTGAGTAGTTCTCACGTAAGTGCGTGCGTGCGTTTCGTGGCATTGCTCAAGCACATGCTCAAGCATCATGCTCGTTGCATATGCGCCAGCATCACGCTCAGATAGCGGTCGCATCGCCTTCCTTCCCATTACGCCTGTCCCACCTCGCGGCGGCAGCCTTCTTCGCTTTTTCACTCCTGGCCAGCGCTTCTGCATCCGCCAACTGGTACTCATCCCAACCGTTGATCTGCCAGCCGCCAGGAGCCGGCGACCACAGTCCCTCCGATACCAGACGGTTCACGTCGCTCTGCTGGATGTGCAGAAGGCGCACAGCGGTCTTCGGCACATACCCCGCGAGGGCGTGACGGCCCGTGTAGGTCATCGCTTCTAGGTGCGCGACGATGGCCCGCCACTGCTTGTCTTCCTTCAAATTGAGCACTTTTGGGTGCTCAAACATCGTTGTTTGGAGCCTGATCCACGGAAGATTCGCCATCAGTTGCCACCTGGGATGATTTGAAGTCTGCCCTTTTGGACCTGGCGTTGGGCCTCACGGGCATGCCCTGATCGGTGCTCGACGTGGTCGCACACCGACTTTCCGCGGTACCCGGCGTGGTCGCAGAGATCGCAGGCGTAGATGGCATCCCACCGTGCCAGACGAGCCTCAGCCTTTCGCTCCTCGGCCTCATGCATCCGTCCGAAAAGGCTAGCTATCGACTCGCCTACCGATGGGGCCGGCGAGAAAAGATCGGACAGAGAATCAGGCAGAGCAGGTTCCGGTTGCGGCTTCGGATCCGCGAAAGGATCTTGGATGACCTTTGGTTTCGCCCGAACAACGTTGTGCAATGGGTGCTCAACCTGGATGGCGCGGCGTTCAGCGTTCTCCAGTTCCTCACGGGTGTTGTAGTTCTCGATGCTGATGCCAGCGACTTCGCTCCACCAATCTTTCGAGTCTCGGTGGGCCTTGAACCGTTGCGGCGGGTTCATGGTGATTCCCACGTACAACAGTTGCCCTGTGGCGCTGTAGAAGCGATACAGCACGTGAGCCACTAGTCCTCCTCCTCTTCGTCTTCTGTGCCTTCGAACCTTGGGCATCGGGGGTTGCCTGCGCATGTGCAGTCGTATCCGCCACCCACAACTGCCGGACAGACTCCACAACACCCATCTGGGCGCCCGTCAGGTCGCGCCGGTACGCCTTGGCGGTGCCGCACACCTCGCAGCGCTGGCAGTCGGGGCAGAGCAGCTCGACGAGCTGGTAGCGCTGACCCATGCGCCCACCGCCGAAGTCAATGAGTTCACCAGTCGGCGCCGACCGCCCGAACCAATCGGCCGCGTCGAGCACGTGGTCGATGGCGCCGCCCGGGTCGCTATAGGCGCTGAAATCGCCGTAGTCGGTTTCGATGTAGCCGCACTTGGTGCAACGTGCCCGGTGAAACGTGACCTCGGCGCTCATCGGGTAGCGGGGCGCGCCCAGGTCGGGTGCTTCGCCGAGGGGTTCCAGCCCATCCTCTGTTGCGTTCATAGTCGTTCTCCTCTTCTGCGCCTTCGAATCCGGGGCACAAACAGATCGTGTAGGTGTTCATGTCGTCCCGGTTGACACCCATGCGGACCCGGCACTGGGGGGCATGAGAAGACCTCGGGTGGTCACATAACAGGCACGTCATGCGGATTCATTTCGCTGCCTCTGTGGGAACTCGGTAAACAAGCCCGTCGTCATCGAGCAACACCCAGTTGCCCCTGTAGAGGACGGGAACAGTGATAGGGGACTGGGATTGACGAACAAGCCACCCGTCAGCGAAAGCTTGCGTCCGATAGGACTCCGCCCAACGATGACAGGCACCGCAAGCCCACAGCCCGTTGGACGCCAGATTGGTGTCATCGCGGCGAGATCCGCCAAGACCACGGGGCCTGCGATGGTGTGCAGTAGCGTCTGAGGCATACTCGTTGCAGCGTTCACACCGCCCCTGAGCGCGGGTCCAGATCAGTTCCTTGGTTTCCGGGGAGAACCCCGTATACCGGCGGCTCATGCGGGGGCACCGTTCTCCATGAGGTCGTCAATGAACTCCCGCAACTGGGCAGGTTTCGCGTTCCTCGCCGTCACCTTGTACTTGCCGTAAAACTGGGCAGCCACCGTCTTCTCATCGAGCGTCAGAGCTGCGCATGCATCTCCCAGCTCGTGGAGCAGAGCGTTCCGTTCAGCCACCGCAGGATCCGGAGGAGCCGGGGCGTCCGGGTCTCCCTTGCACCACAAGTCAAGAGCCGCACCGAACCGCATGCCCGCGTTCCTTAGTGCGTCGCCGATGGCTTCTTTGACGGCGTTGGGGCCTTTCTTCCCGCCAGCGTCGCCGTAGCCGATGCGGGTCACACCGCACAGGGTGAGTCGGATCCACAGCCCACCATGCTCGTCCAGCAGGGGCAGCCCGTTGTCCCCGACGGCGAACGGCTCCCACGTCCACATCGGGTCCACGTCCAGGAATCGGGCGGTGAGGTAGCCGTGGCCAAGGAAGTCGAGAGTGATGCCGCCCTTGGGAAGTTTCCCGATCTGGTTCGGCGGGAAAGGTTCCCGGAGCTTCGCAAGTCCTTCCACATCAGGTTCGCTCATCGCGCAGCCTTCCTCAGTCGATACTCCGCAGCAGCAGCGGCGGCAGCGGCCATCGCGGCGTCCAACGTTTCCTCATACCCCCACGCCAAAACCCGCGCACACGTGTTGTCCTCAACAGACCAACGGAAATCACCCGCCACATCGGACGGATTGATCCACGCGTTGCGCCGATCACCGGGGAGTACCGCACGCCACCTACCGGGGCCAACAAAACCGGTGAACCACTCCCACGTGAGTTTTTGGGTTTCGCTACTCACGAGAGTCGCCTCGATACGGGTCTGATCACTCATGCTGTCCACCTGTCCGCCAACCGGATCGAGGCCCCAAGAACCCGATCCGCAATCTCAATCACCGCACCCTGAACCCGCCTGTTATTCGGAGCAAGGTTCATCAACCTGACGGCTTCCTCCAATGACCGATACATTTTCTGCACCGCGGGCCTGTCCGGTATCCAGGTCGTTTCTGTGAGTAGTTCGTCGAGGAGACAACGCCCGTCGTCGAAGGCGGCTTGTGCGGCGGCGGGGCTTGGCGTCTTGCAGTCGAGCGCCGCTGCACCGGCTTTCACATTGTCACCAACCTCGATGATTCGAGTGTCGAACGTTCGTGGTGACTTCCTCGTGTTGATCATGTTTCGTCCTTGTCTCGGTATTCAGTGCAGTGGCAGCGTTCATGTCCGGCGGGGCCGTGGTAGTTGGCGGCGTCACAACCCGTGTCCCACCGTCCCCGGAACTTGTCCCACTGGTAGCGGTGGAAAGACCGGTTATGGCCACACACGCACATCACGAAGCCTCCAACCAGCGGAACTTCTTGACCAGAGCTGTGAACTCGGCAGCCTGCTTCTTCGACCACCCGTAACCAGGGAAATACCTTTCGACCGTTGTCCGGCTCACCCCCAACGTGCGGGCAACCTCGTTATAAGGGGCGCCGTCATCAAGCAAATATTGGGCGAAATCCTTCTGCTCCTGGCTCAACGGAACAAACTGATCCGGCGACGCCAAACGGGCATCACCAGCCGCCCGAACCCGAACCACCGTCCGAGCCGAACAACCCACCACTTCCCCAATATGCTTGGCGGACCACCCCTCACGAGTCATCAACAGAATCGTCTGCACCTGCTCTGGGGTGAGCCTGTTCCCGTTGCTCATGCCACCTGATCCTCACCATCGATCGCTTTGAGCAGAGGCCGCCGTTCCCGCTCCGACAACCCCCCGAACACCCCGTAGTTCTCGCGGTTCGCCAACGCGAACTCCAAGCATTCGACCCGAACCTCGCACCGGCTGCAGATCCGTTTAGCTGGCTTCGCGCTTCCACCCTTCTCGGGGAAAAACACTTCGGGGTCCACTTCGGCGCACCGTGCCAGGTCACGCCACGCATGCTTGTCCTCCACCGCTGCGGCGAGCATGAACGACAGATCGAGCAGGGTCATGCAACGGACTCCAGTTCTGTGATCCACGCGAACGGGTCCTCAACATCTGGCACACCGGCAAGGGCAGCCATCAACAGTTGAGTGCGTTCGGTTTCCGGGAGGCTTGTCAGATAGGCCCACACGGGCAGGGAGTCACCGCTACGGATACGCCGAGACAACCAGATGACTGTTGCAGCGATACGGGATTCCCAATCCGTCTCCGACAGTGGGCATTCCTGAAACAGCCTGTCTGGGTGGGCTTCCATGTTGCCATCGGTCGTGACCCACGCGTCCTCCCCGCACACCGGGCAGGATTGCAACTTTGCTTCAGGCAGTTCAGCCCTGTCCCGTTCGATGGTGCGGACCGTGCAGTGCGCCCTTCGCGCCAACTCCACTTCGGGGAGTTTCGGGCGCCGCCGCACCAGCATTCGGCGCTCTTCGGTATTAAGTCGCATGGGAGTTCCGTTCACGGCGCATTCCACGGCGAACCAGTCGATGCTCACGCGCCCCACCTCTGCGCCCGTCGGCATTCATTCGAGCAGGTCTTCGCATACGTCCCCATAAACTCGCCGCCGCACTGCGTGCAGATCTTCAGGGACGGTTGTGACCGCAACGCATTCGAGGCGCGCTTCTTGCATTTCTGCGAGCAGAACCGTGCCCTGCGGGTGACCGGCTCGAACACCTCACCGCACTGCAAGCATTCCTTCTCGGTGAACCGTGCCGGTTTCACCGGGGGCAGCTCGCCACGCTTGATGCGGGCACGTTCCTTCTCTGAGAAGCCGCCCCACACGCCGGCCTCGTTGTGTTGCAACGCGAATTTGAGGCATGGCGCTTGAACGGGGCAGGTCCAGCAGATGCGGCGGGCGGGGTCGGCGGTGTAGTGGCCGGATTCGTTGAGGAACCAGATATCGCCGTCCTTGTGGGTGCAGATCGCGCGGGAACGCCAGTCACTCGTGTGGACTTCTGCCAACTGAATGAACGGGGAGTTCGCCATCACACCCACCCAGTTCCGCTCAGGTGTTCAGGGCAGAATGATGCGGTTGCGGCACCCACGAAATAACCTGCGTCGTCGAGGTTCAGGTTGGAGTTGTCGCGTACGAGGATTGATGCTTCGTACATGGTGGCGCCGGTGTCGAGGATGTTGCAGATGGCTTTTCCGGCGTTGATGACGGCAGGTTTGGAGCTGTAAGTGATGCCTTCGGAGTCGAGTGCCATCACGAACGCGTCGGACGTGATATCTGCTTTCGCTTCGGGTGCGGCCAAACCGGGGCCGATGATGCCGGCGGCGATCAGCAGCGGCATCGTCCACCAATACCGCCAGTTCTTCTCACTGCGCCTCATGCTGCTTCTCCTGTCGTGAGGTAGTCGTGCAGAAGCCCAACAACGGCGTCGCCGTTCATCTGCTCCCAGATCGTCGGCTCCGTCTCCCAATGCCACGGCGGTATGAACGGCCAGCCACCGGCACGGTCCAGTTCACTCATGACCGCCGCGGCACGGTCCTCGAACTCTTGGAGATGGCTCAAGTCAGCCATGGGTGGGTTGGTGGTGACGGGCAGGTCAGCCCAGTTTGTTTGGTGGTTGTCCCACCATGAGGGTTTAGAATCTCGATCTAGCATCGGAAGCCTTTCCTTGGTTGTGTGTTTCCGGTGTTAGGGCCGTCGTCCGCGCGGTGGACGACGGCCCGCCTAGCTCAGAACAAGCCAGCGGGTTCGTCGTTGTTCTCCAGAAGCTTTTTGTCGGCCCGGTAGGCCATCTCGCCTTCAATGGCGCTCCACGACGCCCCGGTCCGGTACACCTCGGAATTACGGATGCCACCACGGGTAGCGCTTCCCAGGACCCGGCCAGTGTTCCCATACCAGGCGGTTACTAGTCCGTCGGCTCCGTGCTCCATACGGTCGAACGAAGGCAACTCTTCATCGGGGATAGCGGCAAGAATCGCTTCGATTGCGGCTCGTGCTGTCTTCAGGTTCATTAGTCCTGTGTTCCTCTCTATCTCGGGGTGATGCGGAACGCTGAGACCAGGGAATCCGTGACCTGGGTAGCGATGTCATCGACAAGGTCCAGGACAAGCGGTCCGATCTCGCCCTCTTCGCCATCCAGGAAGATCGCCCGGATGTGCGCGGTGAGGTCTGCGCGTGACACTTCGGTGTGCTGTCGGATCGCGGCGAGTTCTTCCGCGGTCGCGGTGTCCAGGAACTCCCCCAACTCCATGAACTCGTCATCATCGAGGAATTCGCGGGCGAAGCTGAGGCAGTACTGCTTGGTGGAGTCGATGGCGTCGTGTATCCACTTTGGCGAGTTCGGCCCTACCTGCTTGTGCAGTTCGTCCCAGCCGTTGGAAGGTCCCGGCGCGGGAGGCGGGGGAACCATGCCCGCGCCTGGACCAATGTCACCCACGAGAGTGGATGACGGGTCTGCCGAAACCCGATGCCCGACAGACGGTTCATGGACTTCCACTTCAGCCTCCACAGCCACAAGAGAATCCGCATAGTCCAAACCGAAATCACGGCCCAGAGCATTCGACATGGCCTGCCGCTCAAGGCGCGCCAGCCACGGATCCACCACAGCACCCAACAAGGCGAGCCCGTCATGAATCACGTTGTTAAACCTGGCATTCAAACGCTCAACAAGATTCACTGAAGCTCCTCAGAGGTGTAAATCAGCTTGGCGGTATCGCAGGGCCAACGGTGTCTACACTCGCTGCACTCTTCGACAGAATCGCCGTGCTCATCGATTGGGTGGTGTAGTTCGCGGATCGGCTTCAACGCCTCGCGGGCAGCGGCGAGAGGGACAGAGCGAACAACCAGCGGAATGTCTTTTGGAACGGGATACCATTCCCACGCACGCGCTGCGGCTTCTACTGCGGGATCAGGCATGTCCAATCTCCAGTTTCTCGACGGTAAGGCGGTATCCCTCGCCGCCCTCTACGTACTTGAAGATCTCGTAGGGGAACCCTTCGTCGTGAGCTTCAAGCCATTGCGCGACCGCCCAGATCGCCGACCCCGACACGTCCTGCTTCTCAACCAAGATGTCCCCAGCTTTGTTGAGACGCCCCGCGCGGATCTTCCCTGTTGAGGGCTCGTACTGGACCCCGTACTTACTCATTGCGGGATCACTCACCGTCAGCCTCCGATTCGTCCTTGCGATTACGGGCGTAGCCGCGCCATGTGCCCGCCTCCAAATTGGCGACAGAGGAAACCAGCCGAACCGATCCGTACAGATCACGAATCTTCTCGTCGTTGTACTCGTAGTCGTTCTCCGCCAGTGCAAGTGCGCACCGAAGCTCGCCCTGTGCACGCATCAGGTAATCAACCGCCCTGTTGGTGGCGCGATAGATCGCCTCAGCGTTTGCCTTCGTCGGATTACTCATGCTGACTCCCCCAGTTCCTGCAGCCGGCACCTCAACCGTGCGTTTTCCTCACGCAACGCCTCCAACTCCGCCGCCTCACGCATCTGCCTCGCGTCGAACTCCGCCAACGCTTTCCACAACCCAGACGGACGAACCTCACCAGACAGTCGACACACACTCCGATGCTTAGGAGCAGACGTACTCACAACCGGCCCTCCCAGCACTCGCACTCCAAACCACCAGCAGGACCCATGCCCCACATGTCCACCACGCGGCCACACTTCGAGCAGTGCTGAATGACAGTCCCATTCAGGTGCGGGCACTCCCGCTCAACCACGTCCTCATGCGTCCGGAAAATCGGTATCCCCGCCTCAACCGCGATCTCGTAGAAAACCGACGTGGTATCAGGGTCGGGATCGATGTCGTACCAGCGGAACTGGTGACCGCACTCGCACACGCGGGGCTCTGGGATGACGTCCTGGCTCATCGCCGTCCCGCCTTCCGCTGCGCCTTCTTCCGCTTCGCCGCAGCCTTCTGCTTCGCGCGCTCAGCACGCACCTCAGGAGACGCAGAACCCGGAGGATTCACCTTGTGACGAACCTCGACCGACGAAACAGTCCGAGTGCGGTGACTCAACAACATGCCCAGCATCCATCGCTCATACTCAGTGAGGTTCATGCGGACACGTCCAAACTTGCGACATACCTCTGCAACTCAGTACTCACGCGGACCTCGGCTCATAACTACGCGACTTCATCCACTCATCAACCTCATTCAGGTCAACACGCGCCTCCCGACCGTTACCGATCGGATAAGCCTTCAACCCATCGTTTTTGACCGCTTCCCGTATCAGCACGTCTGATTTCAAGCGGAGGTATGACGCGGCCTCCTTGAACGTGGCCCATCTGGGAGTGCTCATTTCGCATCCTTCGGTTTCGACTGGAACAAAGGCTTCTTCGGCTTCGGGAAATGCTGAATCGGGAGGCCTCGGGCGTGAATGAAACGTCATCGCGTCTCCCTCATCGCGTTGCGGATGATGGTCAGCTGGTCGATCAGATCCGTGAGTTCATCGGCGTCCAGGAGAACGTCACCCTCGCGGTATCCATCACCGACGTACAAGTAGGCCAATTCGGATCCGTTGTTTTCCCCGAGTCCAACGGTCACACCACCATGGCCTATCTTGAGGATCTGGCTGGGCTCTGCGTAGAAAGAGAAGCTCATGACACGGCCGCCAACGCGAGTTGCCCGGTGCCACCGAGACGCTTATGCAACTCCGCCAAACCCTTCGGCGTGATCCGCACCGTGGGCTCACCATTCACCCACTCACCGCGAGACTCATGCCAAAACGGCTTCGCCACTTTCTCCGCGAGACGACCCGTCTCCAACTGATCGCGGTACGCCTTCCAACGGCCCTGCCGCTTGAAAACCCAACCGATGCTCGACATGTACTGGAACAGAGCGCGTTCCTTGATATTCACCGCCGGGTCGCGAGACAGCACCTTCGACGCATCCGACACCGAGTAGTCACCCGATGCCTCGGCCAACTCATTCCACGCCGACGCCGGCACCGACAACTCCAACGCCTTCGCCTCAGCCAGCTCGGCGCGAGTCTCCGCCTCAACCACCCACTGGGCAAGAGTCTTGCGGTCAGGAAGCGCAATATTCGTATCGACAGCGGAATACCCGCCGGTCTTGCGGATCGACGGCAACACCTCATGTGTCATCCACCGCTTGAACGGCTTCACCTTCGGCGACCGGCTGATCATGAGCAGTGACCACACACCTGCCTCGGTGACCGCGACCATGCGTTGCGGTCCGCCAGGGGTGTCCACGAACAGGTACACCCTTTCGTCGTCGTCCAGTTGGACGATCGCGTCGCGGTACTTCGAAATCCCCGCGGCCTCGCACACGTCCTTGGCAACCCAGTAGGGCTGATCGGTGAACACGTGCCGCACGTTGTGGCCCTCGAACGCGTTCGATGTGGGGACGAGTCCTGGTTGTCCGGTGGTTTTGTCGAACACGGTCTGCTGCACCTCGGGTGTGTGGTGGGTCAGATGCCAGTGCTCACCGCTCGGGCACTGGTAGGCGTAGAGGCGTTCCTTGCGGTTTTTGCCGTGGCCGGCGTACTTCTGTCGCTGCCACCGGTTCGCTTCGGCTTGAGAGCGGTACTGCTTCTTGCCGGGAGTGGGGCAGACGCCCCGGTTGATACGCTGTAGTTCAGACATTCGAGCTTCTTCCTCGTTGTCTCTGCCCTCACCTGCTGCACACAGGTGGGGGCTTTTTTATGCGGCGGGGTTTTTCTGCTCGGCTGGCCGCTCCAATACGGAGACGGGAACCTTGAGCGCGACGGCGAGCTTCTTGGTGACGGTGGCGTTCGGCCACCGGTCACCGTTCTCAAGCTGGGAGAGGTAAGGGGCGGAAACTCCGCTTTCGCGGGACAGTTCGGCGGATGACCAACCTGTGCGCTCACGGATGACCCGGAGTTCCTGCCACACCCCGTAGGACTGTTTGACCATGCCGCCAACTGTACTGCGAACAAGTGCAAACCGCAAGAGTTCGCGCGCAGTTCGCGCCAACAATGCTGTGACCTGCAATGTTCGAAAACTACAAGCGTGTAACTGCAAAGAATCAGGGTTGTGCAAGCAGTGGACTTTGCACCTGTTTGCACGCGAACATGTAGGCGTGAACGAGAACAAGGAACACCGCGAAGACTGGCCATTCGGGCCAGAACTCAAGCGGCACAGAGAGCGCGTCGGGCTATCTCAGCGCGAAGCCTCACGGCGCACAACGCCACCAGGCGGCGACAAGCCCGCCGTCAGCGCAGGACGGTGGAAGCAACTGGAAACGGGGTGGCAGATCAACAAAGGGACACTGATCCCAATCGGAACGACCGCATCCACCGTGGCCGCCGCTGCCCGAGCTGTCCAATGGGATGTCAACGAAGCTCTGGCGATAGCCGGATTTCAACAGTCAGATATTCCGCCGCCGCTACCCGAGCCGGCGATAGTCCGCTACTCAGACGACGAACTTCTCGCCGAAGTCCGGCGACGATTACAGGAGGCACGAAATGTCATGGAAACTACGCAGACGACGCGAACACCGCGCGAAGCGCGTCAAGACCAGGAGGGCGACCTAGACGCCGCGACCAGTGACACGACGCAGCCGCGCCAACCTCGGGCCGGCGAAACAGTTGGGGCGGAGATTCGCGACCACATCGCCAGGAGCGTCCGGGCACGTCAACGCCGCAAGGACTAGACGTGCCCGGCGCAACGTCCATGTTGTTGGCGGACACTCGTCCATCGCGTTCAGAATCCGCACCAGCAGAGTGTCGAGTTCGTCATCAAACATGGGCTGCACCTACCGAAATCACCAGCACCGGTCACCCCTCGCAACCGGATGCGTAGACGCTAACGGATCATTGCCAGGATCGACACAGGAAGCCCAAACATGGGAATGTCACGATCAGATAACGCCAGTGCGCGAAAGTTAGCCACCAACACAGAAAGACCTACTACCAGATGACCACCAATGATCGCGCAGTGTCACCAGGGAAGGTGATGGTCACCGCGCTCGCTGTGCTCGCCGTCGTAGGCATCGTCTCCGCACGCAACAACAACGACGATGACGCGCCGCGAACCGCCACATCCACAACCACCACTACGCGGCCCAACCCGTACCGCACCATCCCCGGCGACGGCACCCACAACATGGGCGGCGCAGACGGATACGACTGGGGCACCTACACCGCCACCATCCCACCCAGCTCCCCCGGCTGCACGTGGGCGGTCGTCAGCATCGCCGACTACCGCGGCGGCGAAACAGTCCGCGAAGGTGAAGCACCATCCGGCACCGTACGCGCGAACATCCAACCCGATGGTGTCGCGTCGTGGACCGGCACAATCAACGGGGATCATCGGATCGTGTTCCGCACGAGCGGCTGCGGAACTTGGACCATGACGGAGTGACCAACCCGCCAGAACGCAAAAAAGCACCCTGCCGGGGATGGTGAATCCCTCGGCAGGGCGCATTTACAGTCGGTCGCCTTATTTTGTTTCTAACGCAAACGTTGATGGGAGCAGTTCGGACAGCCCCTGCATGGCCTCCAGATGCCTCGCCCGGTCCGCATGCGCATAGATCCGCTGCGCATCCACACTCGCATGACCCAAGATCTCCATACGCGTCTGCTCATCCACACCCGCTGCGCGCAGCAATGTCGACGTGGTGTGCCGCGAGTTGTGCGGCGGCAACGACTCGGTTGGACCGATCACCCCAGCAGCGCGGAACACGCCACGCCACACGTCGTAGTCCGAACGGGGATCGATCGGCTTCCCCTCCTTGTGCCACACCAAGCCATGCGGATTGTCGGCGCGGAGTTTCTGCATCGCCACATACAACGGCGGCAACAACGGCACCTCACGCCAACCAGCGTCCGTCTTCGGCCGGGTGAACAACAACGACCCCTCACATTCCTGATACTCGAAATGCGCCGGCAGGTCCCACCGGGACTGCGGGCATGCCCATGCCCGTGTCTTCCCGCAAGGCCAGTACGGGGGTTTCTTGGGCATACGGTCGGGCCGGGCCAGCGGTGACGGTTCGGGTAGAGGATCCCCACAGCCGTGGACGCGGGTTTCCGATTGCAACTGCCAAGCGATGGTGATCCATCCCTGAGCGGGGTTGTCGACGTAGGGCCAGCGCAGGCCGAGGAGTTCCCCACGGCGGGCGCCCGTCAGGAAACCGGCGGCGATCCGCACCGCATCCGGTTCGTCGCACACCTGGAACGCGGTGTGGATGATGTGCTGCGCCACGTCCGCCGGGAAGCCGTTGCGTTTCTTCTTCCGGTACTCGGGCTTGTCCACCAAGGCGGCCACATTCCTGGTCGCCACACCCTCCGCTACCGCATCGTCCAAGGCTTTCTGGACGATGACATGGACCAGCTCGGCGGTGCGGGAGGCCCCGATCTCGGAGTGCAGGTCCCGCACATGCTGCGGGGTGAGTTTGTCGATGCGTTTCGCGCCGAGGATCGGGTTGATGTGGTTGTGGATGGCGGCCCGGTAGTCGTTGAGGACGCCGGGGCGGACTTTACGTTTGGCGTGGATATTGTCGATCCAGTGCAGCATCCACTTCTCCACAGTTGTGGATGAGGTGGTGGCGATGCGGCCCTCTTCGACGTCGCGGCGGAGTTGTTTGAGTTTGGCCATGGCGGTGTTGCGGTCCACGGAGGACACCCATTTGTAGCGGCGGTTGCCGTTGCGGTCGGGGGGTAGTTCTACTCGCCCCATCCATTTGCCGTCGGCGCGTTGGAAGAACGCTCCGTCTCCGCGGGTTCTGCGTTTCTTGGTTGCCATCGTTTCCCTCCCAGGGGGTCACCCTACGGTTCACCCTACGGTGCTGCGCAGCATTACGCAGAATTGCGCAGTATCGGGGGTCTACCTGCGGGTTTGACAACGTTTCTCCTGGTATGCAGCCTATCAACCGCTGACTCTTAATCAGCGGGTCGGGGGTTCGAAACCCTCACGGCGCACAGGTCAGAGGCCATAAGCCTCAGAGGGGATCACCCTAAAGGTAACCCTAGAGGGGATTTCACCGGGAAACCGCCAGGATGCTGGCGGTGAGCCGCCTGCCAAAACAGCGGCCACACGCCCGATGACGACACACCGAGGCGCAAGTTTTTCGCCAAGCGCACAACTCGGAGTATCCTTCGATACAGCGTCACCCGACAACATGGGGGGCTCGACGCATAAGATTTATGATGCGCTCGAAAGGATGCCACTGAGATGGGAGACGCACCAACCCCTCGCCGCTTCGTCAAACTGGCTGAGGCGGCCGCATATCTTGACGTAACACCCCGCACCATCCGGCAAATGATCGCCGACGGTCGTCTGACCGGCTACCGCGCTGGTGCCCGCCTCGTCCGCGTCGATTTGAACGAAATCGACGCCGCCATGCAGCCTTTCGGGGGTGCGGCCTAGATGCAGAGACACAGAAATGCCCGCAGCTACTGACCGCTACAAAGCTGAACGCAACCCGGATCACTCCACCATCGGTGACTCACTCACTCAGTACTCGATCGCGGGTGAGGCATTCACGGCTGGTGCGCAGTATGCGTTGGATCGCATCGTGGCGACCATCGACCGGGTTCTCATGGACCCGAACACATCCGAGTATCTGACCGACCGTGCCGCGGATATCCTCCGGGGTATTCACGCGGGAGAGCTGTCCTGATGTGTGGTGGTTGTGAGGTTAATTCGGATGACACCGTTTACGGCATGTGCACCGCTTGCGGCTCCATCGAGGTCGCGTTGACGCAGCCCACTGGCAGTCGGAACCTGAGCCACATAGGCGAATCAACCACCTACCCGACCGGCCACGGATGCGAGATGTGCAACTGATGAACACCGATGATCGTTGCGGCCGGTGCGGTCAACCGTTCAAAGACGGGGAGACAGTGATCGACACCCTTCCCCCAGTGCACCACACATGCCCAAACATGGATGCCTCCGCACGATATAGCCATGCTGAGTGAGGCGCCTCCTGAAGTCTGATGCTTCACGAGGCGTGGATTAAGCCAGGACGTGAACTAACAGCGCGACGATCATCCCCGCGACGACCGCCAGCCACACCGACCGCCACAACTCCAACTGCGGATCACTCATCGTCTGATTCGTCCCAGTAACGATTCACCAAACCGTCCGTGACATACCCCGGCTGCCCTGCCGGTGCAATCACCGTCGTGGCACCCAAGTCCATGCGGTCGCCGTCGATGCGTTCCAACCCGACGACCACCACATAGTGGGCCACCTGCCAACCGTCTCCCATCGCGTCCAAGCTGGCCTGGATCGCGCCGCGAACAGGATCAGCAGACATCACGACGAACCCACGCCTTGATCACGTCCCACAGGAATCCCACCGTCACACCGTGATCGAGGAACGTACACACACGAATATTCACGTCAAACCCCCCGCACAACGCTCATGCGCTCAGGCTCAATGGACAACCGCGAATGCGCGCCGCAGCTGGTGCAGCGGCGCATCGTGTAGGTCAGCACGTTCGCCACATATCGGCGCGGAATCAACACGGTTTCACTGCCGCACCGGTTACACACCGTCAGCTTGTCCTCGCCGTCCACAAACAGCGCCGGATGATTCTTGATGTGCGGCCTCAGGAAGTCGTACAACCCCTGCGTGGCTACCACATCGCCAGCGCAGTACGACACCAAGCGTTCCCGGTCCGCGGCGCTCTTCCCTGTCACGGCGCGTTCCATCGCGCCCCGGTCGTAGCGGTCAGTTTTGGCGGGCAGGCCAACGATCTGACAGAACGCGTCCAAACCTTTGAATGGGGCACCGGATTTGAACTCGCGGCGTAACACCTTCAACGTGTCAACGGTTTTGAACGGAGGCAGCGGAGGTAACCCGGCCTCCAAATGCAGATCGCCCTTCAGCCACGGCACGTCAGCTTCGTCGATGTAGTGCCCGACGACGATATCCGCTTGGGATAGCAGGTTGTGGACGCGCCGCAGGAACCGTTTGCGTCCACCTTTGTCCCATTCGGCGAGCTGGATAACCTCGGGCTGGTCATACCACTTGGCGCACACAATCGTGGTGCGCGGCATGCGGGTCACCGTCTCGTACTGCACGTACCGGTTCTTCAGGTCGCCCCTGCCCCACCAGTATTGTTCGGTGATGCCGGGGAGCCGTTCGACGTCGAGGATCAGGATTTTGTTGCGCACACCCTCGGATATGCGGACCTGACGTAGGTCGCTAGTCAGGGACATGATGGTTCCTCGCGTGGTGCCGCCACGATTGCGGATTCATGTCGGGCATGCCGTGTTTGATGAGTACTCGCAGCACGTCGGTGAACCTGACGTCGCCGCGTTTCGCGGACTCCACCGAGGATTTGATCTCTGCGCGTTCCTGTTTCGACCGGGCGCCCGCCCAGTCGCATGCGGGGCAGGTGCGGGGCTCCAAACCTGCAAGATCGGCCAAGAGTGACATTCGGTGTTCCCTTTCCTGGTGTTTCACCGGTCGCGTCGCTTGTCGCCTTCGATGCGTTCGAGGCGTTCGGTTCGCAGTTCCTCCCTCAACCCTCCGATGTCCCGTTGAATCTGTTTGAATCCGTCCCGCACCAGATCGCGTATCTCGTCGAGGTCGTCGCGCATGTTGGTGTCATGGGTGTTGACGGTCTGCTCGTGAATCTCATCGGTTTTCGCGTCGATCTGTCGGGCACGTTCCCGGCCCTTGCGTTGCCCTCGAACAGTGAGGACACCGACAATTCCCGTTCCGATCGCTGCGATCGTGGAAGGTAAACCGATGATGAGCAGTCCTATCAGGTCGATACCATCTTCTGGCTGGTACGCGGCATCCATCGCTTCGCGCACCGACTCCCACATCATGCGGCAGTGACCGCTCTAGTCGCCGAAGCCGTTCCGGGGTTGCCGCGGCGTTCCGCGCCGATAGACATCAGCAGTGACACCACTGCGGCGCCGCCGGACACTGACAGCACCGACACCCAATCGGTGGCGAGTAGGTCAACCGCGCCCGCGCCGAGTGTGGCGATCGCGGTTTGGGCGAACGTGCGGGCCGCGCGTTCGGCGGCGTCGATCCAAAACGAACGTGTCAACATCAGGTGGTCCCCCTTATGTGCGTAGGTAGTCGATGGCGGGCTGGACGTTGTAGTCCACGTGCGGGCCGGTGCGTTTCGCGAAGAACATGCCGGCGTCGAGGATCGCTTTGGTGATCGCGATCGTCTCCGGTAGCGGGGCCTGCACAAGTTCGATTACTTGGGCGAGTAGCGAATCGGGTCCGGTGAACAGGTCCAGGTCGCGCACGATCTGCCAGATGGCGTTGCGGACCTCTTGTGTGTCGCCCGGTTCGGTGCACGCGTACAAGTCGCCCTGGTGTGCGTAGTCGCGCCACCACGGCGGGGTGTCACGCATACCGTTCGATGAGACGCCCTGAGTGTTCGATGGGGCCATTGGGGAGCCGCCGTGATCAGCCCACACGTGACCGAGTTCGCGGTTCGGGTTGCCCCACGTCACGGCTTTCTCGATGTGCGGCTTCATCCAGTGCAGGGAGCCGGTTTCGGGTGCGATGTGGTTCATCCACAGTTCGGAAACCACTACCGCGCCTTGGGAGTAGCCCGCTAGGGCGGCGCCGTGGGTTTCGATGCGTTGGCGCCACCGGTTAGCCTGGTTGTGAGCTTCAGTGATAGCGGCAGCGATGGATTTGCCCATCGGGAACGGGGCCGCGGGGTAGCCGACGGGCTGCCACAGGTATTTGTCTTCGACGGCGCGGGCGGTGTCGGCGTCGGGGCCGATCCACCAGGGAACACCGGTGCCGCACACGGTGATCAGAACAGGCCGGGTGTCCACGACGGGGCGCGGTAGGTAGCCCATGACGTACTTGGTTTCGGCCCCTACAATCCCCGGGATGTAGAGCCCGTCGCGCAACAGTCCTGCCGCGTTGTAGCGGGACTGCATTTCAGCGACCGCGGCGGTCATCTGCTCGTCGTAGAGCGGGGTGTCGGTGAGATGCCCAGCGTAGGAGGCGAACTTTTTCCGCATGAACGTCTTGATCCGGCGGATTTCCTCGGACGAATCACCCAACCCGAGGCCCACATACTGCCCGTCGATGCGCATCAGGACTTGCCCTTGACGTCGTAGCAGCCTTCGATGCCGAGCTTCGCGCCGATCGCCGCCACGGCGTCAACGAGGGTGCGGTGTCCGAGCTGCGGCCACAGGATGCGCAGCTGATCCCACACCTCTTTGTCGTAGTCGGGCGGCAAGGCCGGGCCAGGCTGCGGTGCCGACGGCTGCTCACCGGGGAACACGAACCCGTCCAGGTCTTTCTGGACTTCGCCGCGGAACCAGTTCATGTCGAGGTTGCCGGGGTCCCACTTGCCCTGTGTGGCACCGGCCCATTCCTTATGGCCGATGACGTGCTTGGAGTCATGGCCGAGTCGTTTCAGCACCGCCGCGGTGGCGTCGCGCATGGTGATGATCTGGGCGTCGGGCCAGCGCTGCGCGGGATCGAACGAGCCGTCGGGGCGGATGGTGGGCCAGGCGCACTCGAAGCCAATGAGCCGCTGATTGCCGTTGTTGGTGCCGACGCCGGGATACGAGCCGGTCCCAGCGTGGTTGCATGGGCCGACGGCGATCAGGTGGCATTTCCCGTCGGGGGTGATGAGGCATTGCGATAGTGGGCCTCTCAGGTCGGGGCGGCCGTCACGGATTCCGGCGACGGTTTCTCGGTCGTTGCCGGTGTGGTGGATCATGACGCCCCAGATGTCGCCCATTACGCCGCCGGTCCCGCGTTCTTTCCAGTCGGCCTGGGCGACTACGAGTCGGTCGCCGAGGGCTTCTCGTAGAACGTCTTCGAGCCAGACGGGATCTCCGCTGAATCCCACGTTTGCGTCCTCTCCTGCGAGCTGGTTGTAGTAGTTCTGCGCTTCGGACATGCGCTGTCCGTATCGATCTGGGTATGCCGAGCGTTGAATGGCTTGGGCGTGCGCTCCCGGGTCGCCGGTGCTGTAGTCGCGGGTCTTGAGGCGTTCGAAGAACAGTCGGGCGGACTTGTAGGGGTCCATGCAGGTGGCTGCGTCGCCCCACCACCATGCGCCGTTGCCCCACACCACTTGCTGCTGGAATAGGCCGACGCTGCGCCCGTCGTTACCTACGCGTTCATGTGGAAGGCGCAGTGATTCTGGGACTTTCGCGTTGGCCCACATGTACCAGTCGGACTCTACGAACACGGTTGCGAACGCGATGACGATTCCGCGCGGGGTGATGCCGAGGTCGTTTCCGGCGCGTAGGATTTCGCGCGCGTAGGTGTCGTTGGTGTGTGTCACCGCTTGCTCCCGCCGAGGATTCCGCCGAGAACGGGGATGGAGCGGAGCGCGCCGTCGATGATGTTGATGACCTGTTCTGGAAGGTTGGACAGGTCAGGGAGTTTCGCGACGATCTGATCATCCAAATCGGACAGATCGGGCAGGTTCTCGGTGATCCTGTCGGCGATGCGGTCAGCGATCCTGTCGGCGAGCGGTCCGAGCAGTTTGAGCAGGATAATTCCGAGACGGTCCATGTCGGGGGTCCTTTCATGCAGAAACCCCGCGCACCTCGTGGTGGCGGGGTTTCTGTGGGGGGTTGTTCAGATGTAGAAGAGGGTGTCGCGTTCGATGAAGAAGTCGATCGCTGGATGTCCTGTGGCGAACATCCACGAGATGAGTCCGGTGAGTGCGACACCGCCGAGGAGTCCGGTTCCGATCGCCCCCGCTACTCGTTTGGTCATGACAGTCTCCTGACGGTGACGCGGGAGGTGTCGATGAGGTGTTTGCGGCCTTGGTCGTCAGCGACGGTGAGGACGGTTCCTGCGGTGAAGAGGATGGTGGCGTTCCAGCCGGCGGGGCCGTGGCTGGAGATGTGGATCTTGTTCATGGCCGGTCACCAGGGCTCGGTGGTTTCAGTGTGGTGGCGTCCGCCGCCGCAGTGGCGTTGGCACTTGTAGACGTGTTTGGTGCCGTCCATCTTGTGGGTGCCGTCGGCGTGGGTGGCGTATGTCCAGTCGGCTCCTGCGCCGCCGCTGCCGGTGGCGCATGCGTGCTTGTAGATTTTGCCGTGGCCGGTGCCGTGATTCGCGCAGTGGGCGGGTGCGGCATCAGCGACTGCGGGTATTCCGAGTGCGAGTGCGGCGATTGCGAAGACAGTCGCGGTGGTGGTGCGTAGCATTGGTGGGCCTCCTGTTGGGGGTGGGCCGTCCGGCGGGGTTGGTTTCTCAGGCCTATCGCCCCGCCGGGCGGCGTCTCAAGTTGATGAACGCGAGTCTAACCGCGTTTGACCACGTGCACAAGTGTTTCTTTGAGATACACTCCTAGATGTGACAATCATCGACCGCATGATCGCCAACCGGCAGAAACGCGCAGCGACTATCGCCGAGCTTGATGCCGAACTGGCTGCCCTCGTCTATGAGGCGATGACTGTCCACGGCATCACGTGGCATGACATTGGCCGCGCCCTGAAGATTTCCAAGCAGCGTGTGTATCAACTCCGCGCTGCTGGTGACCCGAACCGTTAGCGAGTTATTCCCACTCGATCAGGACGTAGCCGTCACCGCCGCTACCTGCGTTTGATCCGCCCGTGTTTATGGCTCCGGCGGTCCCCCCGCCGCCGTTCCCCGCGGGGCCGGAGCTGGTTCCGTTGCTACCGCCGCTGATGCTGTTGTCGTTGGACAGGACGCCTCCAGCCCCCCGACCGCCAGCGCCCGCACCGTTTGAACGGCTCTCCCCGCTAGTTGGGTTACTACCGCCGTTGCCGCCTTTGCCACCTGTATAGCCTGTTGCGGATATGCCGGAGATGCTGGTTGTACCGCCGGCCCCGCCGCTTCCGCTGGACGACGAGTTAGTGCCCCTCGCGCCTGCTGCCCCTCCGCTAGCCGTCAGGGAAACGCTGCCGGACGAGAACACAGTCGAACCGCCGGGAGCGCCGTCATTGCCGTCGGACGATCCCGCCGCCCGCGCTCCACCGGCGCCACCGAGGCCCCGGACGAGGGTATACGTCGAGCCGAGCGACGCGCGTGGAATCCAGACGCGGCCGATGTAGCCACCGCCGCCCCCGCCGCCGCCGCCGTAGCGGTAGCCGGAGTTGGATCTGCGGCCGGAGCCGCCGCCGCCGCCCGCACCGCCGAGGGTGACCCAGCAACCGGATGCGCCCTCGGGTACCGGCTCGTCGATCAGATCCTCGTAGCCGGGGTCTTCGCTGGAGATGCTGAACGGTTCAAACGACGGCCACACCTTGTCAAAGCTGGTCCCGTTCCACGTGTACAGCTCAGGGTTGACGAACGCCGACCCGTTCCACACCTTGAACGCGGTGGGGTCAACGAACGCCGTGCCGTTCCAAACTTTCACGACACCACCACGTACAACACACCCGCCGTGCCGGTACCAGGAAGGGTGGTGCCCATCCACATCCCGGACGCGCTGCCGGATTTCTGCACCGACGAATCCGCTTTACCCAGTGAGGTTTGCACATCCGAAGCCAGCTTCGATTTCGCAATCGCCGCGCCGGTATTGATCTTCGCGTTGGTGATCGCACCGTCCTGAATCTTGGTCAGGGTCACCGAGTTGTCCAAGGGTGTCCGCTGGTCCGACAGGCGCGAATCATTACCAACACACACCGTGGAACCACTACTACCCACGGGGATGCGATTAATGCTCAGCGTGCCCGACACCACATCGGAAGCATCCACCTGAACATCCAACTCGTTGGTCGCGTAGTAGTCGACGATCTCGTGGATCTTGTTGTCCAACTCCGGCTGCAAAGCCTCCAGGGCTGCATCGTTATCCGCCGCGCCAGCAATAGCCGCGCCAGTAGAGGTGACATCGGTAACATCGGCCAAAACGTGGTCGTGGGCGAGGTCGGCCTTATCGTCCAGCCCCTCATGCGCCCCTTCGATACCGTCCTCGATGTGGTTGAGACGGTCCGCCGACAACGGGGTGTTCGTTGAGGGAACGTTCTCCCACGACTGCTTCGAATAAGCCATACCAAACCCCCTCCTAGGGTTGCGCCCGCAAACCCCTCGGCACCAGGCACGAATAACCGTCACCCGGAAGCACCGCGAGGGCGGTGTTGATCATTTCGGTGATCGCCGAAGACCGATCCAACACGGTCGCCGGGGGCCGCCCCTCGGCGGTGACCTCCCACCCGCCGACCACGCGGGCGGCCTGCACAATCAACGTGCCGTCACGGTCAAACAAGCCCATCATGTCGTTGCCGAACGCGACGATCTGATGATCAGTTTTGATGTTCAAAACAGTTCCCCTATCCAGGATTTCAGGCGACTATGCGGGGCGTCACGGAGATGCTCGCCCCCGAACCGGACACCTCCACGTCACCGTCGTCAAAAGCCTCCGAGCCGACGAACGTGCCCGACGAGCTGGCCGACCAGATGCCGCCCTCCACGTAGGTGCCTGCCGCCACGGAGATTTCAACCTCGTCGCCGGTGTTGGTGCCCGTGGAGCCCGACGTCCACGACGTCTGCTCCCGCGCATATCCACCACCCGTGGCTTCATTCGCCCCTGTGGTGCCGGCAGCTCCGGTATGCACACTGATCCAGTCACCGAGACCGGCGATAGCGTCCGATGCTGCTTTGTGAGTTGCGTTGGGAATACCCATGATTGTTTCCTTCCGAGTTATGCGGGATTGAGGACGACATACGCAGATGCCCATGTGTTGGACGAGGCGAGTGTCGCCGCAAACGTGGTCGACGACGTGGAGTCGCTTATCGACATGGAGCCACCGGTGTTGCTGGCGTTCGCCCGGGTTGTTCCACCAGACGGTGTGATGGTGACGTTGTTGCGCACACCAAGCGCCTGCACCACCATCCCGCCAGCAACCGACGTGGCTGGGTGGGACACCGTCGTACCACTGCCATAGGCGCTGTTAAACGCCCCGTACGAACCAACATTCAGATACGACACCGCTGCCGACCGGCACCACGTGAACCCACCCTTATCGATCGCAATGGTTTGCGCCCCACCGGGAACATCGTTGATGAAGTATAAAAACAATGTTCCCTGGGCGGCGGTGTTGTCCAGGTCGACACTGCCTACCGACGTCATCGCCACACCACCGTAGGTGACACTCACCATCGACCCACCGGACCCGGTCAGCACCACCGCAACCACAACTGCCGCACCAGCAGTCGCCGTATGCGAATACGTGAAGTCAGCGGTGCCTGCATTCACTGCCGATGCTGCGTCGAACGCCACCGGGTCAACACCGTCATTACCCACGGCGTCCATACCGATTTCGGGGGCGAATGTCAGCTCGAACTCGCGGTAATACCGCTCCGCGCCGGACATTCCAACCTGCGGGGACAGTTCGAGCCCGAAGCCCTTCGTGAACCCGAGTGCGGTACCCATGCCGACCTGCGGGTCCAGTTCGATACCGAACGACCGCGCAAACTTCGGCGCGGCCTCGAACCCCAGGCTCGGCGTGAACGACAACCCGAAACCGGGGGACTGCGCGCGCGGCGTCGGGAACAGCGACACCGACGGATACAAATCCTCGGACGGAAACACCGGCTCGAACGCGGCCGGACCACGCATCGCGATATACGGCGCGAACACCAGACCGAACGACGCCTTGCTATGGCTGGCCGCCCCCATTCCCAGCGAAACCGGCACCGACAACCCGAAACCCACGCGACTATGAGCTACGGCGGACATGCCGATCTCTGGAGTGATGGTGACACCAAACTCTTGTTTCGGCCCGCCGTAGCGGAATCCCACCTCAGGGGTGAGGGTGACGCCGAACGAGACGTGGGACTCAGCCCACCAGCCAACAGCCACGCTCATCCCCCAATCTGCAAGTTCACCGCCATGCCAGCCCACTTATTCGGCCGCGACGAGGTGGCGCTGACCGTTCCCGTCTTGGTTGTGGTGTTCACGCACAACAGCGGGTTGGTGCCCTCCTGCTTGGCGCGCAACCGGGCGCCCACAATCTGCTCAAGGTCATACGAGGCGCCGCCGCCGGCGCCGAACGCTTGTAGCGTCACGCCACTCGAAACGGTTACCGACTGCGTATGTGCAGTGCCGTTTCCATGCGCATAGGTCGGCACACCCACTGACGTCACGTCATTGAATGAGATGGCATACGCACTAATCCACCCTGGGCCGGTGACCTTCAATGGGCGGGCCACGCCGGACCCTGCGGCGTCCATGCGGAAGATCGCCAAACCACCATTCGCTGGGTCGTCATCGTTGGACACCGAGCCGACTAGGGTGCCACCCTGGCCGCCATACGTGGCCGAAGGGGCCGATCCCGCACGGTCCCAAGACATCACCACAAATACGGCAGCGCCATCCGACGCGGCGAACTGTATCTGCTTGCTGCCCACACCGGAAAGCGGGTCGGAAACCTTGTCGAACCCAAGGTCCACCGGCTCCGGTGGCACCGGCCAGTTCTGGTCATTCGTGATCGTGCCGGGATACAGATACTCCGCCACCCGCACCCAAATACGGGTATAGCCAGCCGCCGGAGGCGCATTCGTGTTCTTGTTCTCATGAAGGGTGAACGTCGCACCCGAATCCCGCTCAAAGAATATCGTTGACGACCAGCCGCCCGAGAACAAGCCGGGATGCCCGAACCACGTGCCGAACGACTCCATACCGAACCCGTAGTAGTACTCGGAGGGAATGTAGAACCCGTTCGCGTACTGGTCCCACCCCGTGGGGTGCTTCCAGAACGTTGACAGCCACGTATCGTACGATTCCGGGGACAGTCCCATCGCGTTGTCCCGCAACGCCTCCGCAAACTTCGTGTAGTCGTTGATGTTCGTCGCCAACGCGCCCGCCGCGTCCAGAAAGTTCGGGTTGATCGCATCAGCGATAGATGCCGGGGGCGGAACTGGACCCGTCGGTGGCCACGACGTTTCTGTCAACCCCAGCGGGTCGATGATGTCCTCTTTGAAAATCTGCTTGATCGGCCGGTGTGCCGGGTCGACGATCTCCAGCACCATGCCGATCAGTGCGAAGTTGGAGTTGGTGTACAGATAGTCGGTGCCGGGATAGAAGTTTGACGGCCCCTTCATCGTCCCCAGCATGTCTTTCGCACCCGTCCATGGCCACGTCGGGAACAGGGCGTACCAGATTGCGTTGATACCCGCCGTGTACTCGGCGATCCCGGACCGCATGGACAGCATGTGCCCCATCGTGATCGCGGTACCATTCGGAATTCCCGGAACGTACTGCTCCAGTGTGTCATCCAACGAGATCAACCCTTTATCGACAGCCTGGAAAAACGCAATCGCGGTGAACATCTTCGTGGAGGAACCCATGCGGAAGTGGTCATCCAACGTCAACGGGCGAACCGTGCCGCCCACGGTGGTGCCATACGCCTTCGCATAGTTCCCGCGCGGACCGGTTATCTGCAACATCACCCCTGGCTGGCCGGTCTCCGCGCGGGACTCCTCCACAATCAAATCCACCATCGCCTGGTCCTCCGGCGACAACAAATCACCCGCAGTGTGCGCGGGAGTGGTGAACTCGTAGGTATCCGACGGGTCCGACAACCAGCCGGCGTTGTCCACCGTCTTCACGTAGAACTCGTACGTGGTGTTCGACTTCAAACCGTTTGTCTCATACGGCGGCAACACCGGGTCGGGATTCAACTGAACGAAATCGCCTGAAGCGTCCTTCTCTTTCGCGTAAACGAAATACCCTTTGATTGTCATACGTCTGTTGCTCCAGACCACGTAATCGTGATAGTGCTGAAAGTTGAATCGACCAGCTCCACCAACGTCGGAGCAGTGGGGGGCGTCAAATCCGGGTCAGGGTCAGGCAGCGGGTCGGGCCGGAAGAACACCCAGCCGCCACCAGGAGCGCCATTTCCGCCGGACTGAAAGGCCGCCAACGAGCCCTTGCCGCCGTTACCGGCACCGCCAGCGGGCGCACCGTGGCCGCCCATGACCTTCTGGTCAACGCCGCCCACATAGTCCTGCTCGTTGAACGTGAACGTGCCCGGGCCTCGGCCAACAGGTTTCGACAGAAACCCTTCAGTGGTACCCGCCGCGCCGCCCTCGGCGACAATGGAATACGTGTCACCCCCGGGCGTGGAGATAGACAACGTGGTGTTACCGCCAGCCGCGCCGTCACCAGGACCGCCCACGCCGCCAGCGCCCGGGTCGAGGGTGATGATGGCGTTGTCGCCGAAATGCTCACCGCGCACCCATGTGGTGGCGTTGAACTTCCCGGGCTGACCGGCCTGACCGTTGATACCCAAGGCCCAGCCCTGTGCACCACCACCACCAGCGCCCACCGCTACCGGGTCGATGTAGTTCACCCAGTTCGGAACCGGGAACACCGTGGCCGCGGTGCCAAGGTAGACCTTCAACGGATCGTGATGGTCGCCGCCGGAACCTGTATCCACGGCGATGCTCACCCACGGCACATCGCCCGAGCGGGTCACCGACGCCTTCGCAATCGACGACGGCGGGCTATCCGGCGACGTGTTGTTTCTGGTGGCCGCCAGCGACACAATCTGCGACGTCGGATGATTCGGCAAGTCCGCAACACGGCCACGCACATAATGCGTACCGCCCACCGGGACAAGCTCATAGGCGTACGCCTCAGACGCCACCACGGGAACCGGGTCATCCAGCTCGTAGGAGATGAACTCCCCGGGGGCGGCCGTGCCGCCCAAAAGCCCCACGATGTTCGGGGAATGGTGCACCAGCGTCCAGTCGCCCGACGCCAAGTCGACCTTCCAGATGTTGACGTAGAACTCGGTGATCCCCGAAAGGCCGTAGCCGATCCACGACACCACGCCCAGCGGCATCGACTCTTCAATCAAGTCAACACCGATGAGCGAATTGCTCTGCGTGGCCTCCAGCCACGTCGTGACGTTCGACAGCGGGAAGTTGGACCGCTCCGACGGCAACAAACCACTATCGACAGGCTTGTTGGTCCTGATGCCAAGGATGTCCCACGAGAACAACCCCAAGCTGGCGCGCGAGGCGATCTCCTGCAACACGTTGAACAGGTCGGCGATACCAGCACCAATACCCGGAAGGCCCACCAGGCCACCGACAATGCTGTTGACGATATTCTCGATGGTTTCCCGCAGATTCTCCGGGCCGAGCATGCCCGCGATTGACTCCGGGGAGATGTTGCGCAAAGCGTCGAACAAATCCTCCAGCGTGTTCTCAACGGTCTGCACGCCGCCGCGGATCGCCGACACCACCGTGTCAATCGTCAACTGCACCCGGGCCAACAAGGTTTGCAGAATCTCCGGAAGACCCTCGACCCACGACTGCTGAATAACGCCGGTCTGCTTGACCTCGGCGTCATCCCACCAGAACGTGCCGTCTGTAGCCTCTTCCATGACCACGAACCGGGTCTGCACACCAGTCACCCCAGCGGGCACCCGATACTCCCCCGACAGCTCCTTACCGGGCCACGCCAAGTTCGCGTCCTGGGGGGCGTACGCGTTCAAATCCACAGGGGCCTGTGCAACGCCGTCGATGTACGGCACCAGTTGCAACCGAATCGGCGCGCCCGTGCCCACATACCCCTCATGCGACACAAACACCCGGGCAGTGACCGTCTGGCCTTCGCTCACCGCGAAGAAATCGCCAACATTCTGCCCCGACCGCAGCGCCTTCAACGTGCCATCGGCAATGACCTTCGCCGCACCCGAACCATCACCGCTGCGCGAACTCGACGGGTCCACAACCCAATCCGCGTTATCCCCCACCGACCCCTCAGGAAACTTCGGGGCAGGAAGAATGTTCGGCGATTGGTTTGAGATGCCGCCGATCGGCAGAATCGTCAACAAACTGGGCAGCAAATTGCGCAGCGGCGCAAGGATGATGTTCACCAACTGCGCCGCAGCCTGAAGCGGGTTGAAGTTTGGGCTGTTGAAGTCGATCGACTGGAAGAAGTTGCGGATGTTACCGAAGAACTGCGTCAGCTCCTCAATCCCACCACCCACAATGCCGGTGATCGCTTCGATAATGTCCCCGAGAATGGGGATGTTCAAAGCCCAATCACGCAACTGGTCGAACGACGCCTCACCAGGGATGAACACCCCAGCGACCGCGCGCACCACCCACGCCAAAAACTGCTCGATGAACTGCTCACCAATCTCAAGCAGCTGCTGAACAGTGAACGGACGCTGCCACTGCAACGCCGACTGTTCCGGGTGAATACCCGGCTCAGACGGCACCGCATGAGCCCACTCCGGCAACGGATCAAACGATGACGTCATGACAGCGGCCAAACCTCAACCGAAAACATCGACGTAGAAGCAGAAGTCGTGTACGTCACCGACCCCGCCTGACGTTCACACCGGAAATAGATCGTCGCCGGTGTACCGGCCGCCACACGGTCAAACCCATCCGATGAGCCCGCCGCAGGTCCCGAAACAAGCGTCAGCCGCTCCGATTGCGCCACACCGGGGCACCGGCCGATCACATTCCCGCCAGTCTCACCGTTCAACCGGGCCACCAAATCAACCCGCACATCCGCACCCTCACCGGTGACCACCGTGTACCCCTGCACACGCGGCCGCCAATCAAAAGGCTGCGCAGGAATCGACACCTGAGCCAAAGTCGAGTTCGCGTTACCCGATGCCGTGTTGTTGATCGACGCCGGAACATACCGGTCCCCCACACGCTGCGCCGCCAACACAAACCCATCAGCAGTCGAATTCACCACCGGCACCTGACCCGCAACCGGCGACGGATCAACATCCGTCGGGTCCCACACCGCCTCACCATCCGCGCCCTTCGCGCCCGCATGCAACGCCAGGTTCAACCGGTACACACCCGGCGTGGATGTTCCAGGTGGCGTGATCTCAGTGAACGACGCCTCCGCCGGGGTTGGATCGTCCGGGTCCAGCTCCGTCAGATTCACCGTCGCATCGAACGTGGCCGGCACACCCGGATCACCCTTCTCAATCGCGGGCACACCAACACCGATACCGCCCTGCGGACGCAACTGGAGAATCGCCGCACCCGCCGTAGGATCGACAGGAATCTCCACGATCCCCTCAAACAAATAGTGAGTCCCAGCAGGATTCAAAGGCCACGACATAAGGCACGCTCCATTCACATTGGGCGAGTTACAGAAAGAAAGGACGACCGCTGCTTATCCCTGAGGTGACAGCGTGAGGACCGACAACGTTTCAAAAATCCCCGTGATGAACCGCTGATGCTTCGCCAACGGGGCCTCCGACTTGCGTCCATCCCCCAACTGCGCGATCACCTTCCGCTCATCCTGGGAAACCCGCCACATGACGTTTTCGATGTAGTCAGTCACCATTCGGGTACGTGACATGAACACCAGCGACATCAGGCCGCCGCGAAAAACGTCCCGACCCAACGCATACTGGGCACCGTTGCGGAACTGCACCGTCGCCGTCGTCTTGCCCTGCGAATCAAACAAGGCGTTGATGAATGCGAACACCGTTTCGATGTTGTACGGCGCTGAGGCTGTCGGATAGAACCGCTCGATCGCCGGATGGTACGGGCCAACTTCGTCACGGCGGTCGTAATGCTGAATCAACTGGAACGCCAGGAAGCTGTTGTTCAGGAACCCCGACAGCAGATCGGACGGTATGCCGGTGAATCCAACAACGATCATCAGCGAGTCGATCAGCCATGCGAAGGTGGCATTCATCAAGTCGTTCAACCACTTTGGGCTACGGCCACCAATAATGTGCTGCCAACCCTCAGGTGTGTGGTCAGTGATCGTGCACGCATCGATACCGGTGTCCTCACCCGGCTCGGGTGCCACGAAATAGGCGTATGGCTGCTCGAAATCCACACCCAACGCGGGCGCATAAAACACGCCGTCCATGCCGGGAACCTGCTTGATGACAGGTTTGAAGATGTCCCCCAGCGACCCGCCAAGGTCAATCGTGGTGCGCAGCACCGAATCGAGCACGGTTTTCGTCGGACCAGTGATCTGCGACCGGTCCACTGTGGAAAACACGTAGGTAGGCTGGTCCAGGTTCGCCCACCTGTCAGGCTGCGGATCACCTGGAAGCCACAAATCCATGCGGGTATCCACACCGTACGACTGGGTAACGTCCTTGATGACGGCCTGAACGGTTTCCATCCGCACTGTGCGAGCCACCATCGGCGACGTGTCCAGCAGTGGATTGGTGCGTGACACATACACCGGGGTTCGCAGCATGCGGGTGAACGCCTGGACCGACAGCCCGTCACGCGACAGGGCTTGCAGCACGGTTCCGAACCATGCCCGGATATCCGGGTTTAACGACAGGCCGTTGTTGATGAACTCCAGCCACCCGGACTGCAACCGCAGAGCGCATTCTGCGACCATGTTCTCCACGACGGTTTGCAGCGCCCACACGAAGATCGCGTGCGAGAACGGCTGTGCCTGAATCGGCAGCCACCACGACGGCCAAATCACGTAGTAATTGAGGATGTCGCGGATACCGCGCAGTTCAGCGGTGCCGGTCCATGCGCTGTCGCGGTACTCGTAGGTGTGGTTCTTCGTGTAGAACGCATACCGCAAACCGGCTGTCTCGACGATGACACCGACCATCGTCTTTTTGCAGTCCATGAACAAAGGGATGAGAGGGCTGTTCCCTTTGAGGACGATCCGGCCGGTTTCAACATCGTTGCGCGGGTCAGCACCCGACGCCTCGATCAGGTCGCCACCGACAGCGCCCATCGGCTGCCAAAACTTGTCGCACACCGTGAACCGGAACGACGTGTCTACCTTCGATTTGCGTTCTGTCAACGCCCGCGCGGTTCGTGCGATCCTGTTGGGGTCGCCGGACTGGAGGGCGGATTGCCATGCTGCTGTTTCGCGTTCAAACTTCGACAACCGTCATCCCCTCCTTTCCTGGTTCACAGGCGCCACAAATTCACCCCTCACCGAGGTATCGGCCGGGGCTTGCCACTACAGGGGCTACATCGGGTAGCGGCGCAACGGAGTCCCCGAAAGAATCACCTTCGAGTCAGCGTTGCCACCAACAATTTCTGTCTTCACAAAGAACTGCTGCGCCGGTTCGCCAGGTGACTTCGCGGGGATCGCCGCGTTCTCACTGAACCGGCCCGACAGGTACTTATAGAAATTGCCCTGCGGGGGAACAATCCCAAACAGCGACCCAATCTGGTCGGTGAACGCGTTCCGTTCCGAGAAGAACGACAACAACGACTTCACCGCCTGCTGGAAAATGTTCAACTCCTGCGGCGACGGCGGCACCGACGTCAAATCCTGCACCAACGTCGTCTGTGAGCGCGGGTCGGTACGTAGGAACACAATCTGATTGGGCAGCAGCGGACCAAACTCCACATACTCATCCGCGCCGGGACCGTCATACAACCGGAACGTGCCCGGGCCAAACAAGGTCGCGTCCCAATACATCGGCTGGTCACCAACATTGACCATCGACACAAACCCCGACTGGGTGACATTCGCATTGTCGCCCGCCGACACTTTCCGCACCGGAGCTGGTGTCGCCTGCGTGATCAACGCGCCACCGGCCTGCATACCAAACCCGATTCCCCGATAATCCGGGCCAAGCTCGCTACCAGTGCCGGTTTCCTTGTGCGACAAGATCGGCAACCCATTGCGCAACACTTTGAACATGCGCGGATCGCCCTCATACCCGGCAACCAGGGTGAACTTCTCCCCAATCAGCGGGGCCACCAGAAGCGGCCGCTGAAACATCACCGTCTGCGAGAAGTTGTTGAACCTCGACAGCTTGATCCAGTTGCCCTGCACCCGCATGCGGATGCCATTACCGTCCCAGTCTCCGTTGCTGTCGCGGCCCATGCGAGCCCACAGGTCGTTCGCCCCACTATCAGGCAGGCTCCACTCTTGGAACCCGCCGAGGACCATCGACACAACCTGGTTGTCGGTGTCGGTGTCGAAGTCTTTGTACGGGCCGCACACCACCTCGCGGGTATCCGTTGTCAGCGGATCGTCGGGGTCGTCCCGCCACCTCGCCTGGTCACCATTGGCGTAGACGTACCCGCCGCCGTCACCCTCGTAGTACAGCGGCCAGTCGGCGCCGAGGTCCTGCGTGCCCGACGTGTCATAGTTGAACGTGTCGGTCATCGACTCGTACTCGAACTGGAAACTCGCCGCGTAGTCGTAGGTACGCCAGAACCCCGAATCGGCCCGCAGGCGCAAACTTTCACGCTGCCGCTTGCCGATCTCCAGCGGTGCTTGCGGCGCGCCCTGGAACCACCTGACCGGCGCCCACCAGTGCCCCATGTCGTGGGTGAGGAAGTTCAACGTCGATTCCTGCTTCGCGTCGATCGACGCGACCAGATCGCGGTAGACCCTGCGCGTCCACTTCGGCGACCGGCCACGGCATTCCACCCCCACCTCAACCTCAATCGGGTCGTAGAGCGCATCAATATTGGTGATTCCGTCCTCGGTGGCGCCCTTCTGGTCGATGTGCTTCCACGGCGGGATCAACCCCTTGAGTGATGTGAGGTGCACCATCTCCGGGGCTACAACCCGGTCAGGGACCGCCATCCCGCCCATCATGTGGAAAGTGATCGACTCGTCGTAGGCGTCGAGCCACATCATCGGCTTTTCACCCTTGGCGAGGTCATACCATCCGTGCGGGGTTACACCAGTGGCGGGGTAATGCTTCTTAGCCATTTACCCTCCCGGCATGACGTACTGGTTTTGCAGGTGATACGCGATGTCGCGGCCTGTACCGTCTTCGGTGGCGCGCTGGTTGTTGACTGTGATGTTCGTGTCGCCACCCTGGTTGACTTGGGTTTGACCCTGGCCTGTGGCTTGCGGATCAATGTCCTTGCGCTGCTGGGATGCTTGGCCGGCCAGGTTCGGCAACGCCGGGGCCGCACCAGCAATCCCACCGGCAATGCGGGTGATCCAGTTGTTGTTCGCCAAATCCGAACCACCCGTGGGCAAGAACGTTTCCATCAACCCTTGGGCGCCGATCGCGGCGACCTGACCGCCGTACTCGATGGCACGGTTGATCAGCTTCACCCCAGTCTGCGCGGCCTGACCCGCACCTGGGGCCATCGCGTCCAGCGCCATACCACCGGCCTGCACCGCCATACCAAGCGCACCACCACCGTCCATGCCGATACCACCGGAACCGGACCCGGCATACGGTGCGACGTTCGCCCCGATGTTGGTGGTGTTCGTCGGCCCGCCAGTGAACAGGCCTTGCGGTGCGCCAGCGGCCATCGGGCCGCCACCACCGCCTGTTGTGGGCAGCGGGGCAGGATTCGTCGCCCACGCACCCGACGACACCGGAGCCGGACCGGGCAGCGGACCCGCACCGGTGCCCGACGCTGGGCTTCCCGTCGGCGCAGCACCCGGAGCGGTCGCCCCGGCTCCCCCACCGGTCGGAACAGTCACACCAACACCGGAGCCTTGGGCGGGCCAGTTCGTCACCGACACCGGCACCACACCACCGGAACTGCTCGCGGGGAACGCCGTTGCGGACGGGGCGACAGCCGCCACCGTCGGAACGGACACCGGGGCGGCTGAACCGGCCGGGTTGATGTTGTTCGGGTTACCTGGCTTGTACCAGGCGTGAACATGGTCTTCGTGGTTCTGGGTCGGGCTGCCCCGGTCCTCCATCAGCCGGCCCTGTGGGCCGCGCCCGTATCCGTAAGAGTGCCGGTCGAAAATCGCGCCGTACACATTCGGATCGTTGAGTACCTGCTGCAGAACCTGCTGCCCGACAGCCTTGTTCGGAACCATGATGTCCACCGCGCCGTTCTGATGCTCACCAAACGCATCAGCCGCGTGGTCGCCCACTTCAAGGCCCATGTTCTTCCAGAACGGAATCATCACGTTGTTCGCGAAGTCGCGCGGTGATTGCCCCGGCGTCGCCGAGGGGGCCGACGGGAGAGCCGTCATGGATACACCGGTCGTACCGGCGGACGGGTAGGAACCCCGGTCGTACTGGTTGTTCTGGTACTGCGGCCCGAACACACCCTGCGCGCCGAGCACACCCATCAACCCGTGCCCGCCCTGGGTCGGGTTATAGGCCGAAATGGCCTGCAACTGCCCCAACAACGGTGCCGCAGCGAGGTTCGCCACGAACTTCGTGATGTTCTCCGCGATCCCCGCCAAACCCTTCGAGATACCGAAATCCTGATCCAGCTGGGCGCCGATCTGCCCCAAATCCTTGACATGCTTATCGGTTTGCTTCGTCAACTTCTCGTACTGATTCGCCCGCGCATCCGACATGCGCATCTCGGCGGCCTGAAGGTCACGTTCCGCTTCGATCACATCGTTACGGGCCTTGAGGCGGTCCTGCTCGGTGGCTTCGGTGGACTGCTCCAGCTGGGCGGCGCGGGCACGCTTCTCCGCCAGTTTGTGACGCGCATCCAGATACGACGACTCAGCGGAGAACACGGCCGCGTCGGGTGGCATACCAGCAATCCCCGGCGGCAACGTCGTGTCATACGGCAACACAGGCGCATCCGGCAGCTTCGGGCCAGAACCACTACCACCATCAGCAGCCCCCACCGCGCCCGGGAACAGATCAGCCAACGGGCCATCCGCGGGTGCCCCATCCGAACCAGGCGCGCCGCCACCACGACGCCCGCGGCGATCCTCCACGGAAACATCCAATGGAACCTGACCGGGAAGGTTACCGAACGGGGACGCTGGACCGTTCGAGTTCGTACCCACAAGCCCTGGAATCGGAATGCCGCCAACCGTTGGCGTGCCAGGTCCAGACCCGCCGCCGAGCTGAGGAAGCGGAGACGGCTGCGGATCAACCCCCGTGCCGCCCTGAATGTTGCGGTCCCACCACTCACGGGCACTGCGACCCAACTGATCCGGCGTATTGGAGTGATTCCAGCTATCCGCACCTGGAATCGCGTTCTGAATGGCCTGTTCAATCTCAGGGCCGTTCTGCGCAACCAGGAACGCCAGCCACGCTGGGACCGCCACACGCGACAACGCGGCAGAGATTCCCTTGGCCGACTTATCGGCCGTCGCGGGAAGACCGGCCAATGTCGTGCTCACCGTTGAGAGAGATTGCGTCAGCGCCGTGATGCCAGCTATGGACTTCCACGCCACGAACGCGGTCACCACGTCCCCAACGCTGATACCGATCCGGTCGAGCATTTCGACTACGCTCGACAGCGCATCCCACAAATCCTGCGCAGTCTCGGCAGCTTCCTCGAAGGTGCGCTTGATGTCGTCCTTGTGCGCGACGATCCACGCGTTCAGGTCATTCAGCTTGTCGGTCACATTGTTGATCGACTTGGCAAGCGCGCCAGGACCCTCCGTCGTGTCCAGCGGGTCGCCGAACAGCGCCGAAATGAAGTTCGCCCCAACACGCCCCACTGCGGCATTCATGTTCGACAAGGCGCCGTCAACAGTGTCGGCCAGCTTCTTCGACATGCCACCGAACTGGCCCTCAATCGCCTGCACAAGCATGCCGAACGAAATCGTGCCGTCCTTCGACATCTTCTGAATCTCAGCGCTCGTCAGGCCGAACTCTTTCTGCAACGCCGCCTGAACATTGATGCCACGCTCATTGAGCTGCAACATCTCTTCAGCCTGCAGCTTGCCCTTGTTGAACACCTGGTTGAAGATGACGGCCAGGTCGCCGAACTTCTGCCCAGATGCACCCGCCGCGTCCGCAATCGCAGTCAACGCCGCCTGCAACGGGCGACCCTGCTTCACCCCACCAGCAAGGAACTGCGTAGCAGCCTTCGCCGCCTCGTCCAACGCAATCGGAGTGCCAACGACGACCTCGTTGATATCCGACATGATCGTCTTGACCTGCTCGGCGCTGTTCCCCATCGCGGCAAGGCGATGCGATGTCGCATCAAGAGACTTGTACCGATCAAACCCCTTGAACAGTGCAACACCGGCGGCGCCGATAATGCCTGTCGCGGCCGCCGTGAACGCCGTGCCCAACGCACGACCAGCCAACGCGCCAGCCTTCGACGCCGCACCCTCATACCCCGACAGGGCAGACGAAAACCGGCCCGCCACAGGCAACGACGACACCAAAGACGAACTGAACGACGAACCAAATCCCCGGCCCGCCGACACACCATTCGCCGCGAACCCATCCACAATGCGAGAACCCGCAGCCTTCGTCGCACGATCAACCTCACGCGACAACTGCTCACCAGCGTTACGGCCCGCAGCAGCAGCTTCCTTGGTGACGTTCTCACCGATCGCACGACCAGCAGACGACCCCGCGCGCGCCCCAGCCGCCTCCATCTCACGCTCAATGTTCTTCGCCGCCACCGCAGCAGCACGCTCATCAAGACGGGAAATAATGTCCACGTAGATCGGCATCAGACACTCACCTCCCCGTCACCAGCCGAACAGATCGGCCTCAACCTCACGCTGCAACTCATGCGCCTCAACCGACGCACGCGCCTTCTCCAGCCGATCAACCGGATCCTCAAACGCAAACGGCTCATACACAGCCTTACGACTCTTCGACGCATGAAACGACGCTCGAAACCTGGCGATCTCGTTATATGTCTCCGCCGCGATCAACTCCGGCTCAGACCAACGCCCACCACGAACAGCCCGCGCCACCGCACCATCAACAGGAGCGAAATCCACATACAACTCCCGAACGCGCTCCTCGGTGTTGTCCACGAACCGCACCCCGAACAGGTCAAGCAACTCCAAACTGGACAGCCTGCCCTGATGCCAATCCGCAACACTCAAACCGAAGAAACGCCGCAGATCACTCGCTATCTGCCTCGGATACAGTCTCCAAAACCACTGGGCCTCCATCACTTTTCGAGTCGGACTCAGCTCGCTCCGCGATCGAGAAACCCTGCTCCGTCCACGCCCGCCACACATCACGCGCACCAGCGGGACGCCCGTTGATCTTCTTCGACCGCAACACCTCGTAGGAGTCCATTCCCAACACGACCTGAACGATCCGCACTTCACGCGGCGGCGACACACGCTTACCGTCCTTGTAGTACGGGGGGCCTTTCACCGCGCCGGGGCGGGTCTCCGCCGGCAGGACCATCTCGTTGCCGTCTCGGTCCTTGACTTTCTGCTCCGGGATGTACAGGTCAGGTTCCCGGTCGTAAGTTTCGATCTCTTCGAGGTACGCCTCGTAAGCTTCCAGAGCGTCGTCGTCGAGCATCCGAAGATTCGGGTGAGGCGGGATCGACATCGTAGTTCCGTCGTCGAACCGAAGGACACGATCAGCGAACGGGGAATCGAACTCGGTGGCCTGCTCACGGGCCGCGGCGCCATTGTTGGTGGGCTTCGAAGTAGTCATGAGAATTTGGGGCTTCCTTTCACGCAATCACGGGGCTGAAAGACGGGGCTGAGGGAGAGGGGCCTGCCGGGTGGGGGCCAGCCCCGGACGCACCATGCGGCGCGCCACAAACACCCACCCGGCAGGGGCTTTTCTGGCTAGCTGCCGTCCGAGTACTGCTCAGCCCATCCGGGGCCACCCATCCACACGTAGAAGTAGCCCGGCACCAGGGCAATCGTCCCAGCCGGATCGGGCCGCATGAAGTACTCGTTCGGCAGCACCTTGTACGTCAGGTCCGCCGTATCAGGATCGGTCTTCGACCGCTGCTTGGACGCCTGGTCGTCCAGCTTCACCGCCGGATAACCCTCAGCGCGGTAAATGAACCCGCCCGAGGTGCGGCGCGCATACAGCAGCAGCAGCTGGTACTCCGCCGAATCAGCGTCCAGCAGCGGACCCTCACCGTAGTCAGGGGTACCGGGAAGCGCGACCAGCGGATTACCGTCGTTGTCGCACAACGGAAGTTCCGACTCCAGCCGGTGAATCAGCGGATCGGCCGTACCGAGCGCCACGAACCGCACCGAATACGACTTCTCCGTCACCTCAGAATCGACCGGGAACTTCGACTGCAACACCATCAAATCGTCAGAGGTGACGTCCGGTTCACGTTCCGCACCGCCATCCTCAGGGTTGCAGCCGATGTGCCACCAGCCCTCATTCGGGTCGGTGTTGTACTCGTACTTGCCGTTCACCTTCCGGCGGATGAAAAGGTCGTCACGAAGCTTCCCGTCCTGCGCGAACGGAGACCACTTCACCGTCACGCAATCATCCTCGAACGGCGACATGTCCGTCGCCGCGCCGCGGTTGTCACGAATGAACACCGCCTGCAAACCGCCACGTTCAATGAACGGCTTGTGAATGTCAGTGAATCCGCCGGCGCTCCAATCGGTGCCGGTCAATGGCTGCGTCATAGGACGCTCCTCTCAATCATGATGGGGGGACCGGATTGCAAAAAGAACTCCGGCGAAACAAAAAAGACCCAAGCCCCAGAGATCGGGCGAGGGTCTTTATTTCTTTGGTTGTTTTCGGGCTGAAACTCAGGACAGGTACGGCAGGCCGACCTCGTATCGGCCCACGTACCGAACAACATGCGGATCGTCGCTGTACTCAACAGGAATCGGAGCCATCAACGACCGGCAATAATCAATCGTCACCAGCACACCACCCGGAAGGGTGATCAACGTCAACGGATTCAACGACAGCTCAACCATCCGTTGATGCGTCAAACCGGCCTCCACGTCGGCGGCAGCATCACCAGCGGCGAACGTGTGCACAGACACAACCGCCACATCCTGCGCAACCTCAGGCGCATCCACACCGTCAACACGACGCACAACCCGGTGCGGCAACGGATCATTCGCCACCCTGCGCGTCGAAACCTTCCCCAGCGGAGAAAGCCACTCCACCAGCACGCGGTGAATACTCGGAGCGCTATCGATCGCCATAAGCGGTGCCGCCGAACTGCTTAGCCGTCTTCTGGGCCGGCGCATACTCGTCGTTGTGCACCGACCCAAACTCCACAAGGTGCGCCTGCGGATCGGTCGCGCCCACCTTGCCGCGGCCTTTGTTCGTGGAACGTTCCGTCACCTGAACCGAATCGCGGTAATCGCCCGACGACACCGGAGAGTTCTGCTTCCACGCGGCGGCAACCTCATCCATAAACTCGTTGACGCCTTGATTCACCTCGGGCAGCTTGTCGAAGTCGTCGAGACTGATACCGAACTTCGCCAGCGGATTCTTCTTTGTAGGGCCACTCGCCACAGCTAAGCCGCCTTTCGTAACTCGGCAACCAGACCAGGTGCCCAGCCGTGGAACCCCAATGTCCAGTCCCGAACCGCGACAACATCGAACACGTCCGCGCCGAACTCGATACGATCCTTCACCGCCACTGGTGAACCCACTGGTAAATACAGGTCCACATCGACAACTTCCGTTTCGGTCATCGTCGCCGAGCCAACCACCTGAACATGCGGCGCCAACTGAATAGCACCCACCGGAACACCAGGCCCGAACACCGGGATCGTGTTCCCCAGTCCATCCGAATCATCACCCACGTGCGGGTAGTGCGTCACAGTGAACGAAACGGGGAACGTCACAGCCGATGCACCGTGATAGTCGGGATGGGATGCGCGAACCGGCGAACCTCGGCAAGCTCATCGGCGGTGAACAATGAGGTGCTTGAGACCCACTCTGCGTTGCGCTGAGTGAACGGACCAGCCGTGAGTGATACGGCCTGCGACTGCACCGAACCGGGCTGCACCGTCAGATGTCGCGCAACCACAGACGCGACGAGCGCCGTGACGGCTTCCGGCGCGCCGCCGCCGACGTACTCAACCACCACGACCGTTCCGGTTACCAGTGGGCGCCCATTCTCGGATACGTCCACATAGTCACCATCCTGAGTGAAATCCACAGCAGCGCCGTCGATACCCTCAACGCTGCGGACCTCGACCACGAGTCCTGGAAGCCACACCCTGCCGTTGACCACGTTCGCCCGCACACGGGTGACGCCATCGGTGAACACTCGACCCGACGCGCGCTGGAACGCATCGCTGACACGCTCCAGCAGCGCGTCGGCCCGGGCTGACTGCTCATCAGTGAGGTCCGCGGCGCTGGACAGCCCCAGCGCCGCGGCAACATCATCGGCAGTAGCGAGCACTAGCTGCCCGTCTTGTTGAAGACGACCACGCCAGTGGGGCGGACAACCTTGCCGCCGTACACATGCAGAGCACGGATACGGTCAGAGAAGCTGTCCTGATCCCGCAGAGCCTCAACGGTGTCGATCTGCGACACATACGCCGCCGCCGACGGATGGAACGCGACGAACTGCTCATCGTCGGTGTCCCGCAGGTTGTTCGACTCCACGATCCGGGCGCCCAAGAGGTTCCCGATGGTGCCAGCGCGCAGACCAGCAGCGTCGCCGGAGGTGTCTGCACTGGTCAGCTTCGACCCGGACGACCGCAGCCAGAACGCCATCTCCGCGTTCACGACAACGACACGCCCCACGTTCGGGACGTTCGCCTTCGTCAGCTCCTTGAGCGCCGTGGCGATCAGGTCGAACGCATCATCAGCGTCCGTAGGTGCCGAACCGCTCAGCGCGGTCCCGTTGTCCACCAGAAGATCGGCGATGAACTTGTCGGTGTCGGTGGCCAGGGCCGTGGCACCAGCACGGGTGTAGGCCTCCAGCGAGCCAGCGACCTGAACCCGGTCGATGTCATCGACCAGGAAGTCGATCGACTTCTCCTGGTCAATGAGCAGATCGACGCCGGTGTCAGAAATGGCGTCCGCCGAGGTCTGCCGGCCAGCGGCCTTGTAGTCCTTGACGGTAGGTGCCACCACGCCAGCGATGTGCACCACGTTGCCCTTGCTGGCGATGCCTTCGTACTCGCGGTTGACGAGGTTGGCGAAAACGGTCTGGGCGGTCCACTCCTCCAGGAGCATGTCCGACCAGAGCTCGGGAATGAAGTTGTTGAAAGCCATTTTTGGCTCCCTTCTGTGTTAGTGGAGTTCTCCACGTAGATAGCTGTCAAGTCGGCCCTCTTCGCGCGCCTTCTTTCGCTCGGCAGGCGGCAGCGCCGCGTACTCAGCCGGGGTGAGAGGCTTCGGGCCTTCAACCTTCTTGTCTGATGTGACTTCCGACGTCGGCACGGCCGACGATGCCGTTTTGGCCTTCAGCGCTTCTTCGATCCGCTTGTTGACGAACTCGTTCCACCGGTCGGCGGATTCGCGCATCTCTTCCTCGGTATCGCCATGAATGAACTCCGGATCGACTTTCGTTTCACGCGCCACATCACTTCGGATGCGTTCACGCTCAGCCGTCTCGAACTTTCGTGCCAGTTCTTCGATCCGGGCCAGCGGGTCATCGCCGATCTTTTCCTGCGACTCCCGCCACTTCTTGGCGTCCGCGAAGTTCTCCTTGGCTTGCGCCTCGTTCTTGCGGGCCATTTTCTTCCAGAACTCGACCGTCTCAGTTGGTTTCGGAGCTTGCGTGGGCTCCTCAACCGTGGCGGTTGCGTCCTGGTCGCCTGCCGGTTCCACTGGCTCCATTACGGCGCTGTGTTCCGACGTTTCTGCTGTCACATCATCAGACATGAGGGTTTGTTTCCTTTGCGGATGGGTTTTCTTTGTGACATGCCCGTTACGGGCCATGTGTGCGTTATCCAGACCGCCGGGGTCAGCGCTGGATGCTTCTGGGGCCTGAGAACTTCTGGTCACGCCATGCGAGGACGGGCCCAACCTCGCCGTGCTCCCGAGTGACGATCAACTTTCGGTAGTCAACGGCGCGTCCGCCGCGATCCGCGATACTCGCGAACGCCTTCACCTGGTCATGCGTCTCGTTGAGAAGCTCCGTGCTGATCGTGTCGAAATCCATCCCCGGCGGGATCACGTCAATATCGCAATCACAGCCCGGATGAATGGGCATCAACGAGTTTTTGCGGTACCGCATGGTTGATGCGATGACACACAGCGCGCAGTTCTCGCTGCCGGTCAAGACGCGGCGGTAGAACTGAACACCGCTGCGGGCGAACGACGACCTAGCCTGGTGCGTCTTTGCAAGTTGCAGGTCGGTGCCCGCCAGGTTCTCGATACGACGCTGACCGGCCCGGAGCGCCGCTGCGACGCTCTTACCTTCCGACAGTGCCGTACGTGCTGTGATCACAGGTCGCGCGTACACCGTCTCCGACGGCACACCGCGAATCGCGGAAACCTCGACGGCCTGCACCGGTGACTGCTGGGTGACTTCTGCGATGTACACCGAAGTCATGGCCGCCATCGACTCTTGGGCCGCTTGGACAACCGGTGCCACCGAAGATGTCAGCTCTCGCAGTCCACTGTCAGACAGCGTTACCGATGCCCACGCTGCGGACACATATTCGAGCAGTCTGCGCCTCAGTTCAGCGGTCGCAGCCGCATACTCAGCGTGATCCATCTTCCTGGGGACGCTGCACCGAGTTGCCGGCGAACAAAGTTATCTGCTCACGCGCCCTATCAAGATCGTCCTGCTTGATCTGATCGGCGTTGTAGTTCAGGATATTCCGCCGGATAGACGCCCACGACTCGCCGGCCGCCTTAGCCAGAGAGGCGGCAGCATACTTCTCCCCCAGCGTCACACGATCTGGAGATTCGAACGACACATCCACTGTGTCCTCAACGGCCTCGCCCTCAAGCTGCATCGCCTTGACCAAGATGGCCTCCAGGCCGATCTTCGCTATCGAAAGCCGATCCTGACACTTGAACAAGAAGCCCTTCTCAATGTTGTGCGCACCCTCAGCTGACTGGTTCGCGCTGTCCGGCATCAACATCGGCAACGGAGTCTTGGTCGCCGACGACAGCTGTCGAATATGCTCCTTTATCGCCGACAACATCGGAGTGAAGTCGTTCGGCTGCGATTCCCAGATATCAACCCCAGGGGGCAACTCCCACAACGCTCCCGGCGCGGCCTCAAAGATCGAGGCGTAGTCGATCGCGTTGCCGTTCTCATCGACCTTCGGCAACCCATTATCCGTCGACTTCAACGCACGCTGACGGAAAGCCTGGATCGCCATCGTGGACAACAACTGAAGCTCAGCCCGGTTGATCCGGTTGATGATGTCAATGTGAGGCTCCACCTCGCCCATGCCATCAGGGTTCTGGTACACCACCACCGGCGGCGGCGAACCGGTCACTACAGCATCACCAACCGGAACCCACGAGTCTGAGATTCGCGTCACCAGCCTGCGCCGGGACGACGACTGCACAAAGCACGGACGGGCGAACTTTTGCCACCCGTCACCCGACCACACAATCGCAAAATCCGACTCGGCATCGAGGTCCCGCCACCACCGCATAGCGGACCTGATCCGCCACGGCTGCAGCGGGTCAACGCTGACAACCATCGTTTCAGGAGAGTCAGCTGTGATCGTCGCCGTACCATCATCACGACGCCAGCACGTCAAATACGACTCGCCGAAGTCCAGCCCATACTTGACCCACTGCTTACACACGGAATCCATGCGGTTATCCCGCCAAATGCGCCGTGCACGTAACGCCAAATCACTATCGGCGGAACCACCAACCGTGATGCCATTCGGGATGATCCGGTCAGCAACAGAGTCACGCACCATCAGACCCCAGTTGGTGCGCGCCTCACGCTGAAACGAACGCCACGCCGCAGACGTGTTCCTCGTCAACTCGGGCAGCGGAGCATCCCCATTGGAGTAACGCGCCAACAAACGCACCCGCGACATTCCGTCGTCGATACGCTTCGTCAATACCGGGAGCCATTCCGCTGGCGTTGAAGCAGTCAACAGCTGACCCCCTCTCTGTCTCTATGGCGACTAGTAGATCCGTCTAGGCGCAAACACTTTCGGGCGCGGACGTGCACCATCACGACGCGCATCAACACACGCCTCCCACGACAACATCCCCGCCATCGCAGCATCAAACTTGTCGGCCAAACGGCCATCCTGCTTCTGCATCACCCACAGCGGCTGGCCTGTATCGTCCACCAGCTTCAGCTCACGCCGCCCCGCATGACCCATATGCTCAACAAACTTCGGCCGCCACACATTGGCAGCCAGCGCCGCGTCGCCAGTCGCCAATGCATCGGCATAACCCTGCGTCGCAGCAGCCACACGCCTCAAACTGCCGCCGCCGCCAACCGCCCACTCCACAACCCGATCCGGGAAACGACCCGCCCACGCGGCGATCGTCGAATCCCAGCCCCACGGGTCGCAGTACATGCGCCACACCTCAAACCGCGACATCATGTCCACAACGAGCGCTGTCACCTCATGCTCAGGGACTTCCCACTCTTCGACGTTCTCGGGCCGCTCCCAACAGCCCAACAACATCTGGCGTCCCGTCGCAATCTCAGTGACCACGACAGCCGTCGCATCTCTCCACCGCGACCCGTCAAACCCAGCGGTGACGAACGCTCCATCCGGCACCGTCTCATCGCACTGCACTAGGCGCGTCATATCGAACGCCTGAGAGCCAGACTTACGCCACCGATTCAGATAGACCCGCTCCCAGTAAGCGCGGTCAATACCCGTGCGGTCGTAGTCCTTCGCGATCCGCTCAAACTGCCCCGGCCCCCACTCCCCAATAGGGCCAGTGGCATCCGCGACAGCGGCGACACGCTTCTCCACGGTGGACAGATCATCATGCTCATCGCCAGCCCAGCGCCGAAAGAAGAACAGCGACGGGTCCTGCCGCTCACCCCTGGCGATCGACTCCGCCTCAGCTAACACGTCCTCTTCGATGCTGCCCTGACCAGGCTGCCCAGCAGTCGACGTGTACAACGTCCACGGGTCCTCCATCGGCCGCTTCGGCATGTTCTGCAACATCGTCTCGTGCGCGTCACGATGCCTCGGCATAAACAACCGGTGCGGCTCATCGAAATGCTGAAACGTCGTCCGCGCGCCATCGCGAGACCCCGGAGCATTCGACACAGCAACAGCGAACCCATCCTCGCCACCCGAAGGCGACAACCGGACGATCCGCTCCTTGCTGATATCAAACAGATCAACATCGGGGCCGTTCTCCAAGATGTACTTCAGCACACCGAACGCCAGCTCCGACACCTGCTCCTCGGTGACCGCCATCATCGGAATCACCGGCGACCGCACCGGCCGACCCACAGGATTCCCCGCGGCGTCAAAACCGTCACACCGAACCGGCGCCTCTGGATGCAACTCCACACCGCAAATCCACGCCGCGAACTCGGTCTTGGCTACACCCTTCCTGAGTTCGACACCGGCCCGCTCGAACCGCCGACGGCCAGCCAAACGGTGCCCACGCGGATACAACTCATACAGCCGATACACCAGCGCGCGCTTCTCGTCATCGAGACGTGCAGGCTGACCCGACAGCGAGCCCGGGCCGAACACCATCCGATCCTCAATGAAGTCGCACACCTGCGGACCCAGCGTCGGGAACGCCAAATCCACGGCCGGCACCTGAAGTACAGCCATCCAAGCTGCCTCGGTCGAACCGCTACGTCACAAGCTTCAGGCGCGGATCGTCACCGGGAGCAGGATGACTCACGGGCGCGGCCTCCGACTTCCGCCGCTTCGACCCCTTCGCCTTGGAATCCTCCGTCGCCTCAATCTGCCACTCCAACCGGCGGCGAGCCAACGGATTCGTCCCATAATCGGTATCGGCTTTCTCCAGCCGAACCTGAGCCTCCGCCCGCGCCTTCGCGGTATCCGCGGTCCAAAAATCGTTGTACAACATCGCCACACGAAACAGCCCGTTGATATCCGAATCGGTGTACTCCGGGGCCATCGGCGACGCCCAGATGTCATTCCACCAACGCACCGTCAACGGATGCCACACCACACCATCCGGCAACTCAGGAGCGACCACATCATGATCCGCAGACAACGTAGCCCGCGTCGACGACTTATTGCGCCGAGCGCGCACAGAAGGATCTTTAGGTAGGGGTGGCATGACATTCCTCCCATTTCGGGAATCAACAGGGTATCAGCAAAACCGCAGGTCAACCCCATTTCGGGGATGCCGCGAAACCCCCCGGTTCCGTACAGACCAAAATCTGCA